AGGGGTCCGGGGGCGGAGCCCCGGCAATACAAGTCTTCCTGGACATTTATGAATTTTAATTAAAAATTATTGTAAATTTAATCTGATCAAGGACCGATGAAATATTCTCGACCCTGGAGCCAATCTTGATAAATCTTTTTTCAGTGGCCTGATGAAATACAGTTTGCCGCAGCCCCTTTTAATGGGGGTACCTATTTCCAACCAATTCTTTACCTGTTTGGCGGGGGTCCGGGAAATACAAGTCTTATGGAATTCTCATTAAAAATTATTGTAAATTTAATAATCATTTTTTTGGATAATTATGGTCTCGTATGGAAGGGTGAGGAACCCTGTCGTGTTCCATAAATGTCAATTTTGTTTCATCTTTTAATATATTTGAATATTAGTTTGTAATTATTTTCTGTACAGAGAATATATGATATATATTTTACTTTTAATAATTATAGTAATTTTTATTTATTACAAAACTTATATATCTAATGAAAATACAGTAGAAGATGTAGCATTGAACGAATCTTTAAATTACAACCCTGAAGTACTTCCAGATGGAAAATCTATAATTGAAATTATGATAGTGGATGGGGTACCGAGTCTAACATCGGGTCCAGGTGATGATTTTTCTAACAGAGGAAATACAGTTTTTGAATTTATAAAAAAAACAATTGAAACTTATAATTTTAAAGGTTCAAGAAGATTAATTATAGGAGTTGAGGATACATATGTTAATGAATTGGGTATAATGGTTTTTTCTAAAAATAAAAAGTCTCAAAAAAATACAATGATACCAGATTTATACGCAATGGGAGAGTATCACGGATCATTAAATTCTATCGATGAAAAACAACTTTCAGAAAAACACACAATGGGAATTTTTGCAGGAGCGTCAACAGGTCATACAGATCCAAAATATAATGAAAGAATTTTATTTTCAAATTCTGCAATTGGTAATAGTCATGTAAAATCTTATATAACATCAATTGTTCAAATGGAAGAATCTAAAATTGAAGAAAATTTTCCAAGTTATAGAGATTTTACAAGTGATAGTATTTCAGAAAATGAACAGAAGAATTACAAATATGTAATATCTATAGACGGAAATACCACGTCGTGGGACAGGATACCATGGGTCTTCCGAAGCAATTCAATCCTGTTGAAGAAGAGATCTGACGACGTAAATTGGTATTACAGTTTTATGAAAGAGGATGAACATTATTTAGGATTTGATGACTTACAAGAAGCTGAACATGTTATAAAAAATACAAGTATAGGATGTTTGGAAAAAATTAATGAAAATTCTAAAAAGTTTGTCAATAGTTATCTGACTTTAGAAAAACAAATGTATTATATGATTAAAGTTATAGAACTTTTGCGTTAGATGTTATATTTCCGTTTACATTTTTAGGTTTTGCTGTACACCACTCGCAGCTTCCATGATGTCGTGTGTATACTTCTTCCCCTGCGGGCGAATTAAATCTTTTAATAGTTAAAATATTTCTCTCCTCTATGGTTATCATTGAAAAGTCATGATCTGGTGCATCTAGATCCTTGTCTATGGAAGGGGCAAAATTTTTCCTGTTAAATGCATAAAATAGATCGGGGTATTTATCAGCAACTCTCTGTATGACCATTGGACCCGTTGCTGTCAAAACGTCTTCATCGTTTTTATTTTGCATTAAATCTTCGAAAACATGTTTCCAAAATTCATGTTTTGGAGGAGATCCCATCAAAGCGTTTTGGTAAACCTCTCCCCATGTATTCCATGGAGTCTCCGCGGCAAATGCCAACCCTCTTGGAATAAGATGCTCAAAGTTCTTTACGCATTCAAAGTCCATGTCGGCGTACATTCCACCATATTCATAAAGGATAAAATATCTTGCAGCGTCTATTCTCATTATATTTTTAGGGTAAGAAACATACGTGTGATAAAACCATGTGTATTTTGTTCGAATTAATTGATCAAGGTCTTCGTCGGTCCACATTCTGTATTCCCAGTCTGGAAAATTACGCTTCCAAGTTTCTTGGCAAAGTTTCCATACAGGATTCCATTTCGAAACATCTTGAGGAGCTGTTTGATGAATTATCTTTGGAACCTTTGTAAACTTAATTCTGTCTTTTAATAATAATAAAATTATAATTATTGCAATTGTAAATAACCACATTTATAAATTACAGAGAAATTAACTACACCAAGAACATGTTCCGTGATGAACAGCGTATATGTTGGGGTCATTTCTGTCTATCGTTTCTTTTTTTACAATGTAATAAGGTTCTGTTACTACCGCAAATTGAGAAGCCGGTAGGGAAAAAATAATTCCGGGCATTGAATTTTCAGATTTTACTATGAGCTGAGGACCTGTTGCGTTATGCGGGTGGGGCTCGTTTCTGTATTTTACAAGCTGGTCAATAACATGATTCCACGCTGGGTGCTCACGCGGGCTAATCATAAGAGCGTTTTGAAAACCTTCGCCGGGAATTGCAGATTCTGCAATTGAAATCTTGTCGGCTGGTATAAATTCTTCAAAGTTCTTTATACATTCAAAGTCCATGTCAGCGTATATACCACCAAATGTTTTCAGTATGAAATACCTTGCAGCGTCTATTCGTTTTATGTTCATGTTGTAAGATTTGAACATTGTGTAATGATCAGGGTGGTAATCTCTCATGAACTCGTCGAGATCTTCGTCGGTCCACATTCTGTATTCCCAGTCTGGAAAATTACGCTTCCAACTCGCCTGACACTTTGGCCATATCTCGTTCCATTTCGAAACATCTCGGGGAGCTGTCTGGTGTATTATTTTAGGTATTTCACAACCTGTCTTCATTGTGAAGAATAATATCACCAACAAACAAGCTATAATGAATAATAAAAGCATTTAATAATGTAGAGTTTTTATATATCCCACTGATACGAGTCGAGTAATTTAGGGACTCTGCATTTGTCAAAGTTTTTACTCACTGCAGACAGTGCTTCATTTATATACAAACGAATAGCTCTAGATTCTTTTGTGAATTTTACGACATTCTTTTCTTGTACGAGGCACTGAAAGAGGTCAGTCAAAACATTTACAAATGTTTCTATAATGTTGTAAACCTCGTTATTCTTCTGTCTGTTCTTTTCATGTCTCTGAATGTAATTTTTGAATTTCTCTTCTGAAATTTCATTAATCATAAATTTAATCCTGAGTTCCTTGTTGTCATTGGGCTCTACGGTCCTCTTTTCAAATTGTGGCATTATCACGTATCTCGCGTGAATGACCGACCTGTAACACCTGTGATCGCCTGTTATGAGACCCACCTCTTCCCATTCGGGTAATCCGCCACATGGCCTGTCGAGTGGGTTGCGGGGCATTCCTCCGTTTATTCTCATGAATTCGTAATAGTGAGGATTGTGAATTATTGTATTTTCTACGGCACCGGTTCTCCAACTGAATGCAGTGTGGCATATAGTGCACCACATTTGATCGCATCCATCTATTTTGAAAATCATTGACCCGCATCCCGGACATGATTTAGAGTCTCGCGAAATAATCTTGGCAGTCTCTACGTTGGATGGGTCACATTCGTGGTTTTCACATTTAATCTCGTGACAATCAGAGCACGTTGTTTTTTCGCAAATTCCACATTTCCAATCACTTGTCAAAAACCCCTTGCAGTCGGGGGACACGCATGCTCTTATGAAAACGCGTTTTACACGTTGCACATCTGCAGAATCGTTTCTTAAACCAGTAATGTATTTCAGACAGTCTTCTATTATTTCCAGTTTTGTTCGTGAATTGTTCAGATTGGTAATTGCTATAGAACGATCTTCAATCTTCTTGTCTAAATTTTCAAATTCTGAAAATAATAAAGTGTTCATTAAAACTCTGTTTAAATTGTACCTAGCTTCTGTAACATTTCGCATTGCAAAAAATCTTTGACTAGAAAGTTTTCTAATTTTAAGTTCCATTTGAACATAAATTTGAGTATCGGGCATCATGGATTTTTCCCTGTCCAGTAACACGTTCTCTCTGTGCTCCTTGTACTTCTTGCTTGTAAAAGTCTTTGTAAAATTTTTTACAAGGAATTCCCTGTTCCATTTAGCGCGACACGACATGCAATGAGCGTCTTGCATAGAATCTAATAGGTATTTTTCATTACATTTCATACAAGAATTAAAGTCTTCACAGTAATTGCATTCGACTTTTCTTTTGGTAGAGTTGTTGAATTGCTCACAGCAAATGTCGCAGCTCATTTATATTGTAAACGTTTTATTTTTTAACTACCGCCTTTATTATCTTCTTTTTAGGGGTGGGCTTGTTTATAGACGGGTAGTTTCCAAAAATTTCATTAAGTTTCTCCTGTTGAATTTCCATTTGACTTTCGGCAAAATTCAATCTTTTGACAGCTCCGTCTATACATTCTTTAGAATACCCTGCACATTCCCATGCTATAATCATTTTTTCAGTAGGGGGACGAGTAGGCTGTGGTGTCCCGTTTTCAGTGGGGTATCCCTTCTTTGAATATTTTTCCATAATTTTGAAAATTGGTTCAGGGTCTATAACAGGGGAAACGCGCTCTGCCGGACATTTTACTGTTTGGTCGCTCGATTTGTAATATTCTTCGCAGATATTTAAAAAATCTTCACCCAGACCCTTTGCCTTTGCGTAGCATTCGTGGTTTATCGGGGGCGTCCATTTTGCACGAGTTTCGTGTGTGACAAAATTTGTACCCCTTTTCATTCGTTCAATTATTTCTGCAGTTCTGCCAGTGACTGGCAAAGATAAATCTTCATCGTATTCGCGATGCTTTCTGATGACAGGTCGGATATACATTTCAACTTGTAAGACTTTTCATTAAGCATTTGTGACTTTTAAAGCACCTGAATTTTCTCAGTACAGAATAGATGACAATTATAAATTTTATTCACGTGCTAGTTGTAATTTTCATAATAGGTGTACCTTTCACAAATATTGAATATTTGCTGAGCATACATTTACTGGTGGTTCCTTTTATAGTACTTCATTGGCTAACGAATCAGTCCGTATGTGCACTTACAGAGATTGAAAAATTTATTACGAATAAGAGAGACGATGATGAAACATTCTTCGGTAAAATAATGGGACCAATCTACAAATTCAAGACAAAGGAGGAAGAGACTCTATTCTTGTACGGACTAATGGCATGTTTATTCACTATATCTTATATTAAACTAAGTTCAATGGGGTTTCAAAGATTAAAATTGGATTTCCACAAGTTTACTGCATTCTTTAATCGTCATCCTCAAAATCTTCCAGAGGAATCTTTTCCATAAGATCTGAAACCGATTCGTCAGAGTCCGAATCGTTCTCGTTCAGAATTTCTGCCAGCCTCTCTGCGGGAGACTTTGGCTTTACAATCTCAAACTTGTCAGCGGCCGGCTCGAACGGCTTTCCGTATGTTTCACAAGTGGTGCATTTTTCAGTGGGGCTAGCGTCGATCGGGTGGTTGTGAACCGGCTCGACAGCTGCTTCCTTTTTCTCTTTCACGACGCGATCAGACGAGGAACGAACACCGGTTGCCTGTTTAAGGTGGCGCAAGCAGAACACTTCACCCTTGAGAGAACTAAACTTGCATGCCTCGTTTTTGCTCGTTTTCGCCGTGCAGCACTTTTTTCCGGTTTCTTCGTTCTCAATAGTGACAGACTTTGGCTTTTTTGTGTATTTTCGAGGAACCTTGATAGCCTCCTCAGAAGTTTCCAGATACTTTGAACTTAGCTCGTCGATCGAGAGGTTGTAGTCCTTGGCAATTCGCTCAAGGAACACACGGTCACGCTGGCGAACGAGAGCATCGCATGCAAGTGCAAAGCTGGAGGAGGCCATTTATCTTTTTGTCTTACTTGACCTTGAATTTTACAAACTTGACATTATAATCACTCGAATTTATTTTCTGGGACAATTTGCAGTCGGCGAACAATCTTGATCGGGGCATGCAAATTGCTGAGGGGGGCATCCTGTGTCAATTTTTCTAGGAGTTCCGTCGCAATTTACCGGGCATGCACAATAGTCACATTCCATTGCACCGCTTGTGCTAGAGTAGTAATTCATTTCAATTCTAGGAATTTGGTATGAATATACTATTACGGCTAAAGTCATTAATAAAATTATCAATGTAATAATCATAAAAATATAATCAGAAAATTGCATACCTAATCTATTCTATACATTATTTTCTCGGACCCATATATTACATGCATATTTCGTTCCGTTCTTAGGGGGAAATCCTCCGTGAAGGGCCATGGGGTGACAACCAGTGTTTGTTTTGTCGAGGGGTCTGAAAAATATACCAGACCCTGGCGGCTCCCTGAAATACATGTCAAGGTTTGGAAAATGAGTATACCCTTCGTCGAAATCGTCGTTGAGATAAAGTATGAGAGTTCCCACGCGTTGGCCCGACTTTTCTGCAAACTTCACACACGAATCAACGTCTTCACAACACGAATCGTGGTGGGGTCTGTAATACTCCCCCGGGAGATACCTGACAACCTGCATGTCTTCGCAGTTTTCTATACTTTTTCCTGTAAGTTCACAGGCCTTTTTCAAAACTTTTAAAACTATGGGTTCTGTCTTGGGTATCCATGCAGTTTCGCTTGTTCGAGTTTCAGTGGGACCAGTAGCGCCCACTGTTGAACTTCTTGTAAATTTTGGTTCTGCAATTTCTATAATTTTTTTACATTCGTCAAGAGTCAGTAAATTTTGAATTTTTACAGGTTTATCCCAACCCTCGATTTCATCTGTTTTTATAAAAAATAGGAGAATCAACATGCAAATTACTAAAAAAGGTAATATCATGTTTTATTGATTGATATTTTTTTTAATTTGGCTATATTGCGTATTATTCCCCTCGCCTTTTCAGCTGCAAGGAGCTTGTTCTTTTCCCTGATGGCCTTGAGGAATTCAGTCGTACGAACAGTTCTAGGAGACGGCTTTACTTTCCGGAGAGCAGAGACGCGTGCGGCATTTTTAATCCCCTTTTGGGGGTTGTTCTTTCCGAGAGGGTTTCTTGGCATGATCTTTTTGTAGACGAAGGAACCGGCAAGGACGGTCAGAACGTCGTTGTACATGTACATGAGTTTCTTTATAGGAAATCCCAATTTGTAAGAAATTTCAGAGTTTATTATGTTTCGTTTTGTCTTGGGAACGTATGCAAGTGTGCAGTCAACGAAATCTTCTCTGTTTTCTTTTTTGAATTGTATTACGTGGTAGGTACGTTTCCCCGTTGCAGGGATGTAACTTTTTCTGGAGTAACTCTTGATTTTCAACTTGTCCGGGCGAATAAATCCTTTTAAAAATTTATACATAATGTTGTACATTTTCAGGGAATAACTCGCCACCTCTTCATCTGTAAGCTTGTGATTCACGTAAAATGTAAAATCAAAGTCGCTTGTATCTGAAACCTTTTTGGGAAGGGGATTAACACCTCTATACATGAGGTACAACTTGACAGCCATTCCCCCTCCAAGAGAAATTACAAAGGTTCGGTTTGGGCGTACAAGGGTTTTATGAATTTTACAGTAATCTATAAAGTCCATATTATATATAAAGATTTTATTAAAAAAGTTGAAGGTTGGGTGATGCTTTTTTCAAAATTTTATATTTTAATGAAGCTTAATATAGGATGCTCGTCTAGATATTTACATGGATACATAAACATTGACATTCAGGGAGATACTGCAGATTTGATTATCGACGCAAAAAATCTTCCATTCGAAGACTGTACAGTTGATGAAATTTACTCGTCACATCTTTTAGAGCACTTTGGTCGTCATGAATTTTCACACATTCTTAAAGAATGGTCAAGGGTTCTAAAAAAGGGGGGGTATATCTACATTGCAGTCCCTGATATAGATAGCGCAATACGACATTACGTGGAGCACGGGGATTTAAAAGTGCTTTACGGTCAGTTTTGGGGAGGACAGAAGGATGAATACGATCATCACAAATTTGGATACACTTTCAAAACAATGTCAGAATATCTTCACGACGCAGGGTTTGAAAACGTCGAAAGATATAATCAGTTTGAATACCTTCCAGAGAATTTCGATGACTTTTCAAAGTCTTACATGCCTCACATGGATTTTTCAGGGCAGTTAATGTCACTCAATGTGAAGGCGTCAAAAGCCGTCCATCTGGGGTGACGACGTGCCACGCTTTCTCACCGTACGCCGCCGATGTAGATCCAAAAGTAGATACACCCATTCCTAAATTAATGTCGTTGTAACCTGGACCAGACGTCGTCACTATTACAGAACACTGGCTAAGGGTATACCATTCTGCATAGGTCTGCATCAGAGATTCGGGTGTCTGTTTCACTCCACCGCATGTACCCGGTGCACATGAGAGAGTAATATCGGTATCGTACATTTCGATCCGATCTCCCCAGCGTTCCTTGAACATTTTCTTAACCAGTAGACTGTCGCTGATTAAAAATATTTTTGAATTTGTTTCTTCTATAATTTTATGAAACTTTTCAATGGATTTATCAGTGGTGAACCAATCATCGTTGCTGGCAAGTCCTTTACAGTCTGGCATTGAGTTTCCGCACCGAATATGAATGCCTACGTACCCTTCCACATTTTTACACAAAGAGAGGAGAGATTCTGTAGGCTTCATAATTTTGTTAAGAATTTTTGAATTTTTGTTTAGAAAAGTATCACCTGGAATGTTCGGGCTTCCGTCGTCTCCCTGCATGTTGACCGAAAAATCAAACGCATTTCCCCTTTCAAAGTTTTTTAAATCTTCATGGACCGGCGCGTCTATTCCGTGTATGGAAAGGTAATTGACGAGCTGAAGCAGGACGTTTCCAAAACCTATATAATCTAGAGGCTTGTGCATTTTATTTACATTCGTCTAAAAACTTTAAACTCCAATCGCATTCGCATTGTTCAACAAAGAATTTTACAGTCTCTTCGTTGAACCACGTCTTTGGATCTTCGCTCGAGTCCTGAATACAAAAGTGAAATGCTTTTACATGTTTACCCAAGTGATTAAATAACCGGTCGCCTACGGGTTTCCAGAAGAAGATTGGATTAAATTCCCCAATTTTTGGACCGTCAAAACCGAAATGAAACTTTCCGTCGATTACACACCCGGTTCCGAGCCAACCCTTTGACCTGTTATTGTAAACAAAAGGTGAATAATTGTACGGATAGTCTACAATCTTTATACCTCGTGGATAAACGTAGTTCATTCCGGCTTGTTCGTGTCTGTTATTTGAACGACATTCGTTTTCAATATCTGAAATTATACCTGGATTATTGAAACAGCACACATCGGAGTTTATAAGGGGCCAATCGATTATTCCGTGGTGTGGTTTATAAAAAGGATGTATATCTGGTGGATACATGTCGTGAAAAAATTTTCCATTAAAGTCAAGGGTTGCGATCATAGGTGTTGTGTTGTCGTCTAGGAATTCATCAAACCGAGAGAGTGTGAGCGTATCGGCACCTAGATGAATAACCTTTGTGTACCCCTTTGAAAACAAGTCTTTTATGAATGAAAATCGCGCGAGACCAAATGAATAAAAGTGTGAATCGGTGTCATACGGTTTGAGTAATTCATCGTTAAGAATTATTACTTCAATTTCTGGATGCCATTTCTTGAAACTTTTTACAGAGTTGTTCGCGTAGAAAGGTCTCTGTTTAACATAATCGTCAGTCAAAGTGATTACACAGCAAGGTTTCATCTCTGCTTAAAGCAATTGTTTTCTTTATATTAAATGTATTGCATTCTGGGCGCAGATGGTTTCATAGGCAGAAATCTCGTAAAAGACCTTGGGGGAGTTGGATACGGTCGCAAAGATTTAAACCTTTTAGATTCGAGAGCCGTAGATGAGTTTTTCAATTCTCGTTCGTTTGATGTGGTTATTCACTGTGCGGTAATAGGCGGGAATAGACTGAAAGAAGACGATGCGGACGTGTTCTTCAAAAACGTTAAAATGTTTGAAAACGTTGCGAGACATTCTGGAAAGTTCAAGAGGTTCGTGTGGTTTTCGAGCGGGGCATCCTTTTTGGATTCTCCGTACGGATTTTCAAAATATATTTGTGAAAAATTGGCCATCCAAATTCCAAACTGCCAAGTTTTTAGAATTTACGGGTGCTACGGAAAGGACGAATTGCCAACCAGGTTTATATCTTCATGTCTTCGAGGGCCCGTTCATGTGAATGACAGGTATTTTGACTTTTTTTGGGTCGGGGACATTTCAAAAGTAATTAAGAATTTTACAATTTGCGATTCTAAAATTAGAGATTTAGTTTATAAAAACAAATTTAAACTTTCAGATGTGGCCCGTATGAACAATGCAGACATTCTGAGCATAACCGATGACCCGAAAGGTGATTACGTTGGGGAGTTTTCACCTGATCTCGAGATAGAAGACAGGGACCCTGTACTTGTAAATGAAAGTCTCTGATTATATTGCAGGTTTTCTTGTGAATCTACGACCACGCAGTCAAAGTCCATTTAGTTTATTATTCTCGAAAAGTTTAAGTAGTTCACAGACATGGTCAACGTCTTCCAGGCTCATTCCGTGGTGAGCTCCTAGCAGAAATCCCTCCTTCATAACCCTGTCAGCTCCTTCGAATTTTTCGAGGTAGTCTCGCCATGCAGGGTGACGAGTTATGTTCCCCGCGAAACAGACGCGCGTCTGGACACCACTCGCTTCCAGAAATTTGAGACAGTCTAAGCGGTCCGTGCACATCAAAGGTATTGCCAGCCAGTTTGGCTTTCTAGAGTCGTCCGGAAGCGTGTAGTATTTCGTATCCTTTAGGTTTTCGAGATAACGCTCGATGTTCGCACGCCGTTTAGCAAGGAGGTCGTCGAGTCTTGACCATTGTGTGAGACCGAATGCGGCGTTCATCTCGCATGCCTTCAGGTGGTACCCAGGAACCCCGTACAGAAACTTCCAGTCGTACGGAATGCCATCGACAGAGTGATTGAATCGCTCTGATGGGTCTTCGACGTTGTCGCCTATTCGACCCCAGTCCCTGAACATTGTCGCTCGCTTCAGGTGCTCTTCGTTGTTGAACATTACCATTCCTCCAACTCCACCGGCCGTGATCACGTGACTGGCATAGAAGCTCGTCGTAGAAATGTCTGACCATGGGGTCGTCGTGATCGTGTCTGCCGAGTCTTCGATGAGAGTAATTCCTGGGAACGAGGCCCTAAAGTCTTCCCAGTCTGGAACGTTTCCAATAAGGTTTGGGACGAGTATGACTTTTGTGTTTTTTGTAATCTTTGATTGAATGTGATTCAGGCTAGGGACATATTTACCAGGATCAGAGTCACAAAAGACAGGGGTTGCCCCGACCTGAACTATGGGTGACACAGTGGTCGAAAATCCGCACGCAGGGGTTATGACCTCGTCGCCCGGTTTCAGGTCTAGTGCACAGAGGGCCAAAAGGATTGCACTCGATCCTGAGTTGACAAAGAGTCCATGAGCCTTCCCGAACCGTTCAGAAACCTTCTTCTCGAATTCGATAGTTCTGGGTCCGAAACCTGCGAGCCACCCTGACCGAAGTGATTCTACGACAGAGTTAATCTCGGCTTCCCCGTAAGCTTCAAATTGATTCGGTGCATACCAAATCTTCTTTGACATTTATATATAAAAGATTGACACTTTTATCTGTAAATGAAAGTATCTAATGGGTACTAGCGCTTAAGGTTAATGTAGCAAGGCCCTGGACTTGTAATGAACTCTTTTAGAATATCATCTGTTAGCTCTTCTGGCTTGTAGCACTTGATGTTTGGCAAGCAGGTCAGTATCTTCATGTCGTCATCTCCCCAGTGCGTGATCCCGTCATGCGCGTAGTCATGGTCCCTTCCAGAACCCACGAGCTTGACCGGAATCTTTTCAAAGTTTACGTAATTACGTATCATTTCAAAGGGCCTGTACAGAAGAAAAGGCGTTATCGAGTAACAGACTGGCGTGTAGCCCGAGTATGATAGTCCGACTGCGACTCCTAGCATGAGCATCTCAGCCGAACCAACGTTTATAAATCTATCTGGAAAGTCTCTTCGTATTGGATCCAATATACCGTACCCAAGATCTCCAGTAATCACGAAAAGATTTGAGTTGGACTTCATAGCATTGTGCAGATACGAAACGAAATCTTTCCTCATTTGTATCTTTACAGATTTCACTTTTAAGTATATGATAGTGGCCATTGATCCCCTGTAATTCCAGGGGGGCGTCGCTAGTCATTGTGGTGAACCATACATGGGTCCTGTAGTCAAAGGCTTTGAGGCGAAGCCATAGATACGGTGTATTTACCCTATCATAAGCACAAAAGCCGTTTACATTTACGTGAATAATCATGTTTGGAAGGCGCATACGCAGAGCCTCCCATACCGACCCTTCCGCGCATTCTCCGTCAGATATAATGGTATGAATAGTCTTTTTAACATTTCCAATAGCTAGACCACATGCGACGAGGACGGCACTCCCTAGAGAACCAGAAGCCACATGGATTCCGTTGTCCACGTCGCGCCATGGATGGACGCCGTGCTTTTCAAACAGGACATCTGCATCTGCGCCGCTGTACTTCTCCAGAGCACAATAGAGGGCAAGGCCTGCGTGACCCGAAGAAAGCACGACAATATCTTCAGGCTTTTTCGTTTTGAAGATGTAATCAAGTATGGGGAGGGTCGTCAGGCACGAACTGATATGAGGCTGATTATGTCTGAACGAAATATCCAATACCCTCTGTTCCATTTATACATAAAAGATTGACACTTTTATCTGTAAATGAAAATTCTTGTGACCGGTGGCCTAGGATTCATTGGATCTAATTTTATAAATTACATTTTAGAAATTACAAATTATGAAATTATAAATATTGACAAGTGTGATTACATGGCCAGTGAAAGTAACGTGCCGTGTCATCCCCGGTACACATATATACGATGTGACATTACCGAACAATATCACGTAAGACATGTTTTCAAAGAACATGAACCGGACGTAGTCATACATTTCGCTGCCCAGTCGTGCGTGACAAGAAGTTTCGATGACGCTTTCCAGTACACGCAAGATAACGTCCTAGGAACACACGTCCTTCTCGAAGCGTCCAAGGATTACGGAAAACTTCAAAAGTTTATTCACATTAGCACCGATGAGGTCTACGGAGAATCAGGGCCCATAGATATTTCGTGCGAACTTTCCCCCCTTAATCCGAGCAATCCGTATTCTGCGAGCAAAGCGGCAGCTGAGCTCTACGTCAAGGGCTACACAAACTGTTACAAATTGCCCTGCATTATTACACGTGGAAACAACGTCTTCGGGCCTCAACAATACCCGGAAAAGGTTGTACCGTTATTTATAAAACAAATTATGGAAGATAATACAGCGACGATTCACGGGGACGGGTCGACGCGCAGAAATTTCATTTACGTCGACGACGTTTCACGGGCGGTTCAAAAAATCCTAGAACTCGGAAAAGTCGGAGAAACGTACAATATAGGGAGCAGGCATGAATATTCAGTCATTGAAATTTTTGAAAAATTAAATGAAATTATGGGAAAAAATTCTAAACCCCTGTTTGTAAAAGATCCGAGGGTCTACAACGACTCGAGGTATTGCATAGACAGTTCTAAACTGCGAGAACTTGGATGGTCCGAAAACGAAAACTTTCAAGAAGACCTCGAAAAGACGGTCGACTGGTACTGCAGGTCTATGTATTCAAGGTTCCAAATGTCTAATTCAGCGTCGAAAAGTTCCTTGTAGCGGGCCTCTACAAACTTCTTTCGTTCCATGAATTTTTCAAACTCTTCTTTTATTTTAGAGTATTTAAGACCTGAAGGTTTATAGTCTCGGATGTAATTTACCCAGTTTTTTTCAAAAGTGCTCCCGGCGTGACTCGTTTTCCGATATTCAAGAAGGGACGTCTGATGACAAAATGGAGTGACGTCGAGAGTTTTTCCAGAATGTACAAGAATGGCCGAAATAACAATGTCTATTGTCTGATTCATGTCCACGTTGTCTAGGAGAAACTGTGCAAACTGTCTAGAAATTACAATACACTCACATCCTCCGATATTCCCGGTCGTTACTGTTTTCTCTCCGTATGGAATATCGTAATTTACACCCATGCAAATTACATTAATGGGTTGAAAATTAAAATTTTTAATTAATTCTGTTAAATTTTTTGGGAAAACTACGTCATCGTCGCAGCACATGAAATAGTCTTGATTCAGTTTTATTGCTTTTTGATAGGTTTCAAGTGCTTTCACGTAATTAGAAACTAATTCGGGGGTACAATGAGGGGCAATCTTCAGATTGAACCATCGGACAAAAGGGTGGTCCTTTCCAAAGTCCGTGTTCCAGACTATTTTAAAGTAGGCGTCGTCCAGTTTTTTTAATTGTTCTTCCATGTGCGTTCGACGAGATGGTAGTCCATTGTTTATGAACAGGTACATTTAAAGTATTAGGCCTAGTAATCTTTAAATGTTTCACCCCTGGAACGTGGGCCTTAACAAGGTTAGAATTGGCAGCAAGCAAGGAGACGGAGGGTATATAATAATTGACTCTTCCTTCGGGTCAAAATATATTCTGGGATACGGAGTTGACAAGGACCTGTCGTTCGAGAATGAACTAACAGAAAGATATGGAATGAAAGGGTTCGTGTTTGATCACACTATAGAAGAAATTCCTAATATATCTTCCAACGTAATGTATTTCAGGGAGGGTATAGGAGGATTTGATGCGGCCCCAATCTTTACACTCGAGACGCATGTCAAAAGGTTTATACCCGAAGGGGAATCGTTCATTCTAAAAATGGATGTGGAAGGATGCGAGTGGGATGTTTTGAGAACCGCCGACCTTTCAAGGGTTACTCAGCTAATTATAGAGCTCCATGAGATGCAGGAATTTCCAAAAGAAATTATTGAAAAATTGAATGAGAATTTTTACCTTGCACATATTCACGGAAACAACTGTCACAATCAGCCTTGGGTACAAATTGACAGGTTCCGTAAAATGCCTAGATACCTGGAATGCACGTACGTTCGCAAGGACCTTGTACCGGGTGTAATGGTAGATAGTGGGAATTTTCCAATACCACAAGATGTTAAATGCAGACCAGATGTCCCAGAACTCGAACTAAACTTTTGGAAACGATGCGACGTCCCGATCTCGTTTGTCGCAAAAGACCGTGCACAGGTTCTTGTTCTCAACCAATTTATTACAGAAGGAGACGAGATAATTTCACAAAAGGAAAATGCAAAAAATAAATCTATATTTATTCTAGAACCCGACGAGATTGTACCTGTTGGGATCATTTTGTCTCTAAAAGATGTTAAAGATTCCGTGGAATTCCCAATTTTAAAAAATGGATATTGTGAAAGCTACGAGATTAGGTTTATCAACGGTCCTCAAGTTGTTCGATGCAACGAGACAATCTTACGATTTAAAAAGTCCTTGATGAAATGATCGTCATGCCAGCACTTTGGTATGTATTCGAACTTAAACCACGTTGGATCATAGAAATATTCCCGACTTTCACCGAATAGAATGTGCCACGCGGATTCAAAAAAACCTGTAAGTTTGTAAAGATACGTTTTTGTAAAAGGACAATATTCCTTTTGTGAATTCATCAATATTTTGTAAATATGCTCGTAAAGTTCCTTTGAATGTAGACGGATCCTTTCTTTCGAAACTATGAATTGTGAGTTTGGCTGAAACACAAGAATGCTTCCTAATGCAGGTTTGTTAGGAAGTTTTAAATCGTCCCACAATTTCGGAGCGTTAAGAACCCCTTCTTCGTTATAAAAATTATAAAACCTCACCCACCCATTCAGGGGTATGTACCCGTGTTCAATGTTTGATCCTTCGATAACCTCTAGCAGGGGACGATCGTGTTTTTGATGATATGCATTTTCATGACCGTGTATAAAAGCAATATGGTCTGGTAAATTTTCATAATTTTCAATTATATATTTTATAAAAGAACTGGCATCTTGATTTTTATTAGGGATGATGTGTTGAGGTTCAAAACATGATGGATCTGATCCTTCCTTGTCTATCAAGATTACAGGAAATTTTGATTTTTTTAACCACTCTAAATTTTCTTTCCAATGACTCGTGACTATTGTCAATGACATTTTTATATAAAGTTTCGATTCTTTTATATGAAAATGAAAGTCGTCATAAGTCTCACGAGCATCCCATCTCGTTTTGAATTTTTAATTAAAATTATTGAAAATTTAAAATTACAAATTCATAATGAAATTTGGATTAATATTCCTAAAAATTATAAAAGATTTCCTGAATGGAATGGATTAATTCCTAATTTTGAATCTAAAATAATTGTAAATTCATGCGAAGACTACGGACCGGCTACGAAAGTCATCGGACCGGCCCTGATTTTGGATCCGGAAGATCTCATAGTGTACCTTGATGACGACACAATGTACGACCCGTCACTCGTCACGAACCTCATCAAATGGTGGAAGACTGATCAGGCATGTGCATGGGGACTTTCAGGATTCAATTTTGAAAATTATTTTAATAAAAATTATCCGAGACAGCATGGAACAGTTGTAGATGTCCTAGAAGGATACGGAGGAGTAATTGTAAAGGCTGGATGGATTAAAATTTTAATTAATGAATTTAGGGAATTGATTGACGATGCGTCTCGAGCAGACGATGTAATCCTGAGCAACCTGTTGACGAAACAGGGGATCCGGCTCAAGACTGTTTTTACGCAGCAATGTCACATAGGCATGATACGACAACTTAATTACGGGTTCGACAGGGATGCTCTTCATATGCTGACACCGGGTGGTCATCATGAAAATTACAAAAAAGTTTTAGAATCTCTGGAAGGTAAAGGGAAGAGCTATTTTAGATACAGATGCTCGTAGACACTTTTATGTTTTATAATGAGCTAGATGTTCTTGAGCTAAGACTTACTCTCTTGGATGAATATGTTGACAGGTTTGTCCTGGTCGAGTCCGAAGTTAATCACGTTGGAACGTCCAAAGAACTTTTTTTTGAAAAAAATAAATCAAGGTTTTCCAAATGGCTTCCAAAAATTGTCCACATTGTGATGACAGCCGAAGAGGCTTCAAAGGACGAAGACCCGTGGTCACGCGAAAAACAACAGAGAGACTGTATACTGAAGGGACTGGACGGAGTTCCAAATGAATCTATAGTAATGGTCAGCGACGTTGACGAAATTCCAGACATGTCAAAAGTTCCTTTCGAAAGGCTTCCGCATATGATTACGTCTGTCCACATGTGGATGTTTGAGTACTCTCTGGACTATCTTTTCACCGGCGAGCCCTGGTTCGGAACCGTTATAACTAACTGCGAACTTTTCAAACACGCTGGGCCTAATTTTCTCAGAGAAAAACGGTGGAATTTTCATAAATTTGAATATGCAGGTTGGCATTTGAGCAGTTTTGGGGACGCATCCCATGTTTGGAACAAGACGAGAACGTATGCACACGGAAAAGACAAGGAGAGGAAAAACGAAACTCTGAATCTGTTTAATTTATACATTGAAAAGGGAATTCACATTGACGGCAAGACTCGCCTTCTCAAACGCCCTCCAGAGGTCCCCTTGCCAGGGCCTGTCGAAGTTCTTAGGAGACTAAATCTCGGGACATTCGCAGCTTAAAGATTAACATAGTTACTATTTTAAATGTTCAAGACTATCAAGTTACGTTCTGGAAACTACACTATTAACGCTATAAAAGATGATCAACACATTACGACCAGGCTTTTGCTCGGGGACGAATGGAAGGATTGGATGCGCGAAGATGTGAAAAAATATTACAAAAAAGGAACAGACATTGTCGACATTGGTGCCAACATTGGAACGAATACCCTTATGTTTTCAGACTATGGACCTGTCCACAGTTTTGAACCCGCCTTTCACACTATACTCAGTAAAAATATAGAACAGAACACACTTAAAAACCCTGTCAAAGTTTACCCTTTTGGAATTTCACAGGAAAAGAAAGATTTTGATTTTTACCTTCCTAAACCTTCAAACGGCCGAACGAATTATGGAGGCGCTTCTATTAACGCATGTCCTTCTTGCTCTACAAAGTTTCACAGGATCATCGAAGTCGATAAACTGGACGACGTGTACTACGGTAAACCAAGTATAATCAAGATTGACGTAGAGGGCCATGAACTCTTTACACTTTACGGGTGTGCAGAAACAATCAGGATTCACAAACCTGCAATTTTCATCGAAATTTTTAATTATACAGAAAATCACGAAATTGCAAAGTTCCTCGAAAAGTTTGGATATGCTAAACCAGAAGTTCGCCCAGACTCTAATTACGTTTTCGTTAACTAGAGAAATGAATATCATTTTAGTAAATGATGGATACCGAATCAATAAAAGTGGGAAATTTTAAAGTTGATGTGATTCGGGATGACCAATACATTTCAAATACATTGAAACTTGGATACGAATGGGACGGGTGGATGCGATATGACATTCCGCACATTTACATGCCCGGGACTGACATTATAGACGTGGGGGCCAACATAGGGTGGAATTCATTAATGTTTTCGGATTACGGACCTGTCCACAGTTTTGAACCACTTTTTCATGAAATAGTTTCAAAAAATATTTCACAAAATAATTTACAAAATATTGTAAAGGTGTATCCTTTTGGATTGTCTTCAGAAAACACTGAACGGGAAATTTTCATACCTGAAAAAATTGAAAACATGTGCAACTACGGGGGTACAAGCCTTCATTCACATGTCCATCAGAAGAGTGGAACTATGGTCAAACTCGTAAAACTCGATGACATTTATAAAGGACGGGTGAGTCTCATTAAAATAGACGTAGAGGGTCACGAACTGGACGTCATAAAAGGTTCATTAGATGTAATATCGAAAAATTTGCCAAGTCTGTATATAGAAATTTTTGACTTTTCAGATGAATGTGAAATTGTAAAGATTCTCAAGAGTTTTGGTTATAATGTAATTTTAAATAGACCCGAACACAATTACCTTTTTATTTCACCATTGGCCCAAAATGTACAAGAAACATAGATACTATACCCAGTCCCACGCCTACCCATTGCAAGGGACTCTCAAAGTTTTCTCCTAGAATGAAAACCGCCACAAGAGATCCCAGAACTACGATCATCCCTTCCCACATTGCAGATACCCACAGGAGACTCCCGGTTGAAAGACTCTTTATCAAGAAGAACAGGACGGCAACGTAACCGAGTATACCAGCATACAAGTGATGGTGCCGCCCGTTCATAGTAAACAATTTGAAATTTGCATTTCCCCAAATTTCAGAAACTGTCATCAGGGCTACGTTGACAATACTCATTGCTAATTTGTACACACTTTTTTCTTCAGTGAAAGTAGATGGGCTGGATTCCCTGGATACTTTCGTGGATTACTCCTCACATTGACCTGGACAGACGGGCCAAGCAGTTTGTATTCGCAATTTTAATAGAAAACCCCGTGGAATTTCAAATTGCAAGACTCATGGTTGCAGTTAAAAATATGCACGTCAATTGAATCATGTGGCTCTTTATAGGTCCTCCGCTCTTATCTGGAATAGGGCAGGTAACTCACAATTATGCAAAATGTACAAAAAATTACGAATACGTAGAAATTGGTAAAAAGCCAGAGTTTAAAAAATACGAAAAGGGGTTTGCATTCATTTTACCTATAGAAAGTCAGATCAAGATTATTGATCACTATTCGGCTCTTTGTGATTCTATGATTTACATGACAGTATGCGAGACTGATCCTGTAAATTCTTGTTACGGAATTTTGGAAAAATATAAGACAATACATGTTCCATCAAAATTTTCAAAAGAAATTCTAGAAAATCAATTTCCAAATATTGAATGGAAAATTTTACATCACTGGGCTCCAATTCCAATTCCTAAAATTATAGAATCAACTGTACCATATATATTCTATACAATAGGCAACGTTGCAGATCCTAGAAAAAATGTTCATGGTATACTCGAGTCGTTCATACGTTGTGAATTTCCAAATGCATTGTTCGTGATTAAGGCGACATGTAAAAAAGAAATTACATTGAAGATACCTAACGTTATAGTTATAAACGGCCTGATCAGTGAAGATGAAATCGATGTTCTACACAACAACTGTCACTGTTACATCAACTGCTCACACTCCGAGGGGGTCGGAATGGGAGCCGTGGAGGCTGCTCTGAGAAACAAGCCTGTAATTATAGCAGACTATGGGGGGCTCAAAGAATATGTGAAAACGCCTTGGATGGTGCCCTGTACCGTCGGTCCGATTGGGTTTGATGATTTTCTTTTTACAAAGGATTTAAATTGGGGGTTTCCAAACCGAAGTAAACTACAGGAATTTATGAAAGAAATTTACGAAAATAAATTAACAGAATATGATCATACATGGACACGCAACCTAGTAGAAAAAGTCCCCGAAGAGTTAATTAATTCCTGCTCCGTTAGGGGTGACCCTGTTGTTCCGGACGCTCGACATGTTTGAAATCATTGCGTTTTTGAGTTTATTGAGGCCGAGCTTGGCAGACTTTGCAGATCGAGCAGCTCCTGCAGCCTCTGCTGCATTTGCCGCTGCGTTAAAGTTTGCAGCAATTCCCTTTAAATTTAGAGAGTTCATCTTTTGAGCTACACCACGAAAGCCGCTCGCTGCCGCGTTGTAGCCCGAACTTGCCGTCCTGATATTCTGTGAAACGTTTACACCGTTCAGGGCGTTTCTGTGTGCATTTACAGCGTTATTAAGCCTCTTCAAGGAATTATTAGTTTGGTTAATTGCAGAATTGGTTGTTGCCATTTACATTATCGGAGAATATTCTATAGTATCTGATAGGATATTCATTCCTTCTATGTAATCGTCCATGGAACTGGAGACAGAATACTGATTTCCCATGGAACTGGAGACAGAATACTGATTTCCCATGGAACTGGGGACAGAATGCTGATTTCCCATGGAACTGGGGACAGAATGCTGATTTCCCATGGAACTGCTCTTTTCAATAAATGCATATGGGCCTTTCAGCTGATCGGTCCTTGAACCACTCGAATATACATGGTTTCCTGGGCTGTTAGCCCAACTGGGAAGGGTCTGAGAACTGGAATAGTCTGCCATTTACATTCACTAATATTTTTCTGGGCTGGAAGGAGGATGAACTTCGCCACCTGATTCAATCCACTTGTGACTAATGTAAACGGTCAAGGCTATCACTATGGAAGATGATAGTAAAAACCCCTTTTGAGAGTTTAGATACAAAACGACATCATCTAGAATCTTTATGCCTGTTGGTTTTTTTATGAGACGAGGAACAACGACTACTATGATAAAGTTGACGGCAAGAGCTGCCCAAACATAGTTCCAATCCATTACACTATATAGACATTTTAAGTACGTCCTTGCTAGGCACGTGTTTCGCACAGTACCCCCCTAGTTTTGCTGCGTAAGAACACGGTCTTCCGGATAATAATGTTGACTTGCATTTTGCAAATGTCTTTTTTGCTTGCACTTTTTCACTCTGAAAAGGGATGACCTGCACGTGCGGCCTAGAAGCCTTCATCTCGAGAGATCTTTCTCTTGAGCGCCACATTGTATCTGCCAGCTTCTTTGGGTCTGGGTGACCAGCGGCCAATGCCGCGTCGTACATGCTTTGCCAGCTCGGAGCCATTTTTGGATCACTGAAGATTATTGGAAACATGACTTTATAATCACACGTTTTTTTGAATGTATATACTAAATGACATGTGGAATAGAAGGAGCCATGCAGACCAGAGGGACGTGTTGGTTCTTCAGCATAATAAATGGATTCCTTCTTTCGAGCGCCGGCCAAAAGATACTTTTTGCCTCGATGGAAAAGTTTTACAAAGGCCTGTCCGACAGTGAAAAGGCATACTTTGACGACAGTATAGATGCCCCTTGTCCTCTTCGAGGTGACATCATAAAAACAAAAAGAATTTATTTTTATAAATTTTTGGATCAATACCTGTGTTTCAAGACGGGGCCGCGTTCTATGTCTCTCAAGTCGGAGAGATCGGCAAGAATACTAGAGGGTGTTAGTCTGACCGGGACATTAGCAAAAAAACACATGGGGGGGACCGGGGCTTACCCCCAGGAAGAACTTTTAAAAGTCTTGAAACACCTGGGAATTACAAATTTCCTAACTTTGTACGACAATGTAGGGCTTCACCCCGAAGATAAGAGAAAACAGCCTCCTTTTGTAGTGTATAAAAAATCCGGACGTTTTAATTTTCCCAGCATTCCGTCGTTTAGACCGAATACGTATTCCTTGATGTGTTGTTCGATAACTATAGCAAATAGAAAGGCAACCAATGCAACTCTTCACAAGACCCATGCTATTACGGGGTATATGTGCGGAAAAGACGGGTATCTGTTCGACTCTAATCAAGAACGACATTTCCCGTGCAAATGGTGGAATCCAAATGACTTAAAAGCGGTCGTAGATAAAGACGTAGCAGAGCACTACAGCTTTTTCAGAGATGGCCAGATAGACTATATAGCATACAATTATGCAATTTACAGTAGAAAAGCATATGTAGCGAACATTCACCTCTCGTGTCGTCTCAGGATCAAAAAGGTTAAGACGCCTGAAATTGCTAATATCAAAGCGTTACTACGCAACAATGCGATGATTGCACGAATGGGTCTCAAACCGGCCGAGATAGCCGCTCTGAAACATAAAATGCATAACAAAGGCCCGAATAGCCCGGCGAATAGCCCGGTCGCACTCCTGAACAAAAAATATTTTAATAGTTTGAAGGAAAACGGAATATCAAAGAGCAATGTAGACAAAATGTTACTGGACCTTACGAAAGCCGGATACAGGGTTAACAGAAATGCGTATTTAAATTTTATGAAAAGTCCCGTCGTGAACACCAGTTTTAACAATGCAAAGAAACTCATAGAGTCGGAAAAAACGACGGCCGGCAGGACGAGAGCCTATTCAAAACTCTGGAAACAATTCAGTCTACAAAATCGCAAAAAATTGATGGAGGTTCGGAACGCCCTGAAAACGAAAAAGAAGAGTCCTAGCGTTCCTAAACCTATTCCTTTGGTAAATAGTCCTAGGACGGCTCGAAAGAAGGTCATAGAGCAACAATTTGAAAACTACTGGAAAAAACTGAATAAGAATAACCGAAATACCGTTCGAAAATTTATAGCCACAAAAAAGAGCCCGAGCCCTCAAAAAAGCCCGAGCCCTACTAAACTGAATCTAGGCAAGGCGGCCATAAACACTCTGAAAACGGCAGTCGCTCGTAAAAAGTTTTTGAAAAATGCAAAGCCAGAAGTTACACCTGAAAATTACAAAATACTCAGAAAGTATGTAACTTCTAAAAACGAGGAGAATCGTAACAGGCGATCTCGCGCACGATGATTAAAAATGATTTTCTAGACTAATTTAAATGGGGATAGATCCCAGAGTATTTGGTCCTAGTTTTTGGGGAGCTCTTCATCTTGCGTGTTTCTTTCCGGAAAACCCAGACAAGGTCAGGGAATTTATAAAACTTTATCAGTACGTTTTACCGTGTATTGGATGTAGAATGCACTTTGAAAAAATATTAGAAGAATTTCCTGTTCCAGAAAGCGACGGTGAGATGGAACTTTTTGAATGGTCAGTGTTTGTTCATAACGAAGTCAACAAAAGCACAGGTAAACCTACTCTTTCAATAGAAGAAGCAAAGTATATTTGGGTAGACAAAAAGGTTAATCAAATTATAGAAGAAGATAAGAAGAAAAATTCGAAAGGAGTTCCTTTATGGATAATTATAGTAGCTGTTCTATTAGTCACATTGTTAATAATTAAAATGAAACTTGGTAAAGAATAGATTCGTATAAATATAAATGAAATATACACGTCTAAGTCATGTGGAACACATCATCAAGCGCCCCGATACGTACGTGGGATCACTGTTACCCGAATCCAGCGATCAATGGATTCGAGAATCAGATGGGTTCAAGATTTCTCGTATTTCTATTTCACCTGCTCTTGTAAAAATTTTCGATGAAATATTGGTAAATGCAATTGATCAATATTCTTTGAACCCGAAGAAGATTAAATCTATAAAAGTAGATTTTTCTGGAGGGTACACACACGTCACAAATTACGGAGTTTCTATACCTATTCAAAAACACGAGACTGAAAAAGACGTGTGGATCCCCGAGCTTATTTTCGGTCACCTGTTGACAAGCTCGAACTATAACGACAATGAAGACAGGGTCACTGGAGGACGCAACGGATACGGTGCAAAACTTGCAAATGTATTTTCAAGAGAATTTAAATTGAAAATTAACGACGGAAGAATGATGTATTCTCAATCGTGGAAAAAAAATATGAGCATATGCGAACCTCCCGAAATTACAGAATCTGATGAACCCCCAAGTGTCAGGATTTCTTTCAAACCGGACGGAGATCGCCTCGGAACAATGAACGACTGGGAAAAAATTATCGAAAAACGAACATGGGATGCTGCAATGTGGTGCTCCAAGGCCTCTGTAGAATTCAACGGTTCAAAGCTTAATGTACACTCGCTCGAAGAATATGCAAAAATGCACATTGGAAATGTACCGGTGGCCAAAATGCATACTGAAAACTTTGATATTGTGATTGGTCATTCAAAGAATGGGTTCCAGCAGTGTTCGTGGGTGAATGGAATCTCTACAACAAAAGGGGGGACACACGTAGAAAAGGTTGTGAAGCAGGTGGTTGATGGAATTTTAAATTCCAAGAATGTGACAGTCAAAAATTTCCAGGTACGAGGAACCCTTTTTGTGTTTATAAAATCTGTAATTATAAATCCTACATTTTCGAGCCAAACAAAGGCTGAATGTACTTCCAAAATTACAGAAACAATTGAGATGAAACCAAAGTTTATCAAGGATATTCTCTCTACGGGTATACTAGAAGACTTGATGGCACTAGGAGTTGCGAAAATTGACAAGGAACTCAAGAAGACGGATGGAACAAAAAAAGCTAGAATATCTGGAATTCCAAAACTAGACGATGCGAACTGGGCAGGTACACACAAGAGCCACGACTGTACCCTCATAGTCACAGAGGGTGATTCGGCAAAAACGCTTGCAATTGCAGGTCTGAGTGTAGTGGGCCGGAACGCGTACGGAGTTTTTCCACTCAGGGGAAAGCCCAGAAATGTCAGGGACGCAACGGTCGCACAGGTTACCGACAACGAAGAGTTTTCAAATATTAAAAAAATTTTAGGACTCCAGCATGGGAAAATTTACAATTCGCTCAAGGAACTTCGTTACGGAAGACTCATGATAATGACAGACGCAGACCTCGACGGAAGTCACATCAAGGGCCTCGTCTTGAACATGTTTCATGTCTACTGGCCAAAACTGATAGAATTGGGGTTCGTCGTGTCTATGGTTACACCCGTAATCAAGGCGGGAAAGCAATGGTACTTTAGCGAAGATGAATTTCGCCAGACTGGACTGTCCACCGATTCTGTAAAGTACTACAAGGGTCTTGGAACTTCTACAAGTTCAGAGGCGAAGGAATATTTCAAACAGATTGATCGTCTCACAGTAGCTTTCAAAAGCGATCAGAAAATGGACGAGTCTATGCAGCTCGCGTTTGCAAGGGCACTCGCAGACGATCGCAAAGTGTGGCTCGCGGAACACATGGCAAATCCCCCAAAGGGTGTGAGATACGGTCACGTTAACAGTCTGTCTGTGACAGATTTCGTAAAAAATGACATGTCAAATTTCAGCGCTGAAGATATTAAGAGATCTATTCCACACTGCGTAGACGGTCTCAAGCCCAGTCAGCGAAAGGTTATTTACTCGTGTCTCAAGAGAAACATTACAAAAGACATTAAAGTTGCACAGCTTTCTGGGTACGTAGCGGAGCAGACTGCTTACCACCACGGTGAAGCGAGTCTCCAAGGAACTATTGTGAACTTGGCTCAAAATTTTGTAGGATCTAACAACTTGAATTTACTTGTACCGAGTGGTCAATTCGGAACGCGTCTTTTGGGTGGAAAAGATTCTGCGAGTCCCAGGTACATCAACACTCGACTCGCTCCAATTACAGTCAAGATATTTGACCCTGCAGACAATCCTGTGCTCAAATATGTATTCGACGACGGGCAAAGAGTTGAACCGGAATACTATGCCCCCGTAATTCCTATGATTCTTGTAAACGGAGCAGAAGGCATAGGGACCGGGTTCAGCTGTTACGTCCCGCCGTTCGACCCAGATGTAATAAAGCACAATATACAATGTGCTCTCAAACAGGTTGAAATGGCACCAATGGTTCCTCACTTTGTGGGGTTCAAGGGATCGATAAGAAAGACGAAGGAGCATACATGGGTTCTCGAAGGGGTTTACGAAGTTGAGGGATCTCAGATCAAGGTTACAGAACTTCCACCGGGAAGATGGATCCAAGATTTTAAGGAACACCTGGATGACCTTGTGGAAAAGGGTGTAATTCAGAAATACGAGAATCATTCCACGGAGACGACTCCAGAATTCAGAATATGGGGCGCTACCGGGATTCAAGACATTCCAAAGACACTTGGTCTTACAAAGACTATCCACACGAGCAACATGTACCTGATCGGGCCCAACGGAGCAGTGAAAAAGTACGCGAGTCCCGAAGAAATATTGGTGGATTACATAGAAGTTCGTCTTCGCATTTACAGGCTAAGAAAGAATCACATTCTCCAGAAAATAGACTCGGATATTCAATGGATTTCAGAAAAGGCTAGATTCATAAGGGATGTAGCAATATCAAAGAGAATAGGAGTCTTCAATCAGTCTATCGAGACAATCAAGAGACAGTTGAAGGAGGAGGTTTACGCAGAGGCTATATGGTCAAAGTTACTAGAAACAAAGACATACGAGTACACTCTAGAAGAGGTTGAAAAACTTCAGAATTTGTGCATACAGAAACAGAATGAGAGAGAAATCGTAAAGGGGACAACAGTGTTTCAAATGTGGGAGAAAAATCTGAGAGAGATGTAGATGGAAGTTGCGCGTGTCGCACACTTTGTACAGAAATCAGTAACAAACTTTCTTATTTCTATAGGTTTAGAATCTGCACCTGCTACAGTGAAAAACGTGGAACAGGCGGCTCAGACTATTTTGCAGCCTGCACCAGTTCAAGAAATTATATATACAAATCCAGTGGAGGCGTCTGGATTCTTTCGTGTCACTGGACCGACTGAGGTTACATTTTATGCGACAACCACGTGGACCACGAATATAGGTCCCGGATGGACAGCCCTGAACATTACGGGAATGGTGGGACAGATACAAACCACTGGGTCGAGCAACATCAGTGGAAATGTATCTGTATCGTCTCTCGTTTCAGAGCCTTACAACTGGTCATTCACTGTTAACTCCGACACTGATCAGATAATAAACGGAATAGTATACGCAAATTCTGTAGTTCTTTATCCGCCTAATGTCGTTCCAGTGGTGAATAATAGTGTTAACGTGTATAATATAGTGGGATACTATACAATTCTGGAAAACATAGTGACGTTTTTTTTCATAGGGCCTGTGCCTACAGGATTTAAAGAGGGGTGGATTGTCGATAATATTGTAGGACTTGAAGGAATTTTCACAGTAAAAACGTTCGGTAAGAATCTTTACGCCGGGACAGACACGGGGGGGCGGCCCATATTCAAATCTGCTGCAATCTTGAGTCAGATTGGATTTAAAAAAATATCGAGCCCCCCAATATACTTGACTGCCCGGGCTTATTCTCCCACAATTACATCCACTCTGACAACCGTTGGCCAATTTAAATCCGTTGAGCCCGTTCAGGGAATGGTTGACATTAATCCTAATATTATGACCGGATTGTTTCCAAATATGAGAGATTTGAACAGGGGTCTCGATTTTTCAAGAGAGCCCGTAGATTTCACAGAAATTAAAAAACAAGGGTTGAGTTCTGCGTCAATTTTTTCACTCTTTGCAAAAGGCCCCCAAGACGATTTTCTGACTACAGACAATCCTAAATTTTCTAAATGGAACCCAGAGTTTAAACAGCATACAAACTCTATAATGTTTCACAGAGTTACTCACTTTCCTGGGCCGAGTACTACTTATGAAGGAAATGTAGTGACAGTTGTTTTGTATCCTAACCAACTGTCCGATTTACTGTCCAACATGTATCTCAGGATTCAGCTCCCGAGTGTAAAGTTTTCGCAGAATGTAGGGAGAGCTATAATAAAGCAGGTTGATTTTATAATAAATGAAACCGTGATAGAATCTCTGTACGACGATTGGTACGTAATCAGAGATCAGATGTTGCTTGATGCAGACGAGCAGTACTCTATGAATTCTGCAATGGCAGGGATCGGCGGAGAAATTACAATACCTCTAGAGTTTTTCTTCTGTAGGAGACATTCTGTGAATAACACTGGTAAAGAACGTCTGCGAAGACCCTATTTTCCAACGTGTGCCATGAAGAATCAACTCATTTATCTGAGATTCACGTTCAATCCGTACACGTGGTGGACAGAATCTCCAGATCCCGTGGACTTTACAAACCCTGTAATTATAACAGAAGAAATACTTTTAGAGCGCGAAGAAAGAATGTACTACAAAAACAAGTCTCTCAGATACATTGTAAACAGTATAAAGAAGGATTCTGTACTTACTTTCAGCGACGTTCAACCGTCTATAAATTTAACAGCGTCGTTTCCGGTCCAGAGTCTTTTTTGGTTTTTTAGAAATCAAAATTATGAAAATGTAAATAATCAAAATTACTATAATTACAGGTACACATACGGATATACGACTCAGTACATTCATGCATCCATTCCAATGACTTTTCCTTCAGGGGTTTCAAACTTCATAGACGTAATCACAAAAGCAAAACTAACTTTGAATAATATGGATGTTACTAGCTCTCTTCCGGGGGGTCTTTATTTTGGTGTAAAACAGCCTATGGATCACTTTCTGTCCGTTCCGTCCAAGAATATATACTCGTACTCGTTTGGGCTTACTCCAAAAGAGTACAATCAGGGTGGATATCTTAATTTCTCACAGCTTAATTCACAAACTACTACTCTTACTCTTACATTCAATCCTACATATTCTACACAGGTTCAAGCGGGGTACAATCTATACGTGTTTTATTATGGGTACAACTTTCTTCAATTTCAGGGAGGGTTTGCAGGCCTTGTTTTTGGATCGTAATCATGTGATCAACAATACCGTTTTTAATTACCCATTTTAGAAAATTGAGCTGAGCAACGGTCGTAGTTATCCCGTCAAAGTCGATTCTCTCAGTCCTGCAAAAAGGGTCAAATAATTTTTTTGAATATCCGTCAAGACTCGATTTATATGCAACGTGAACTGTAAAAATTTTGCCGTTCTGATCAGTATAAGTAACTTGCTTATTTTTCGCGTAGTTTGTCACGAACCATTCAATCTTACGAAGAGAAATTCCATCCCGGTGATTCAAAATATCTTCGAGTCTCTGTTTATTTTCGACATCTGAAAAGAAAGTTTTAAGACTTGAAAGAAGGACAAGTGATTTACTCATTAAACTAATATGTATTCTATCTTTTAAGTCTCTTCCCATGGACATGGAATTCTTTCATGTCGAACGGGCTTTGGAGCGGGAATTTGCTTCTGGTGAAACCCGCAAAATCCACAGTTCACTGGTTTTTTGAGGCATCTCGTCTTGTCACCTTTTATTCCCTTGCACAAGTGATCTTCTACGTCTGTCATGTCCATTATCAATGATTCGACAGGTATGTTGTAGATACCAGAAATTTTATGAGCCAGAGAATTTGTTCGAATGCTCATTCTCACGTTAATCTCTGATTCCACCTGATCCATTACCTGCTTCTCAAATTTCAAAAATTTCTGATTAAATTTTTGAAATATTTCTGTGAGACCTTGCTCCATATTCATTTATTGACTGAAAACTTTATATCGATTTTGCAAACCGAGCAAGGAATGCTCTGCGCGCGTCAACCTCTACAGAACTCTCAGTCTTTACGATAAATTTCTTGTCGAATATTATTTCTGTGGGTATGAGAGGCTCTAGGAGGTCTTGAACAGGTTTTTTGAACTGATTCGTAAAATAGTATTGAAAGTCTACAGGCATTTTTTTTTCACGAACCCACACAGGGTCCTCCGCCTTTTCGGACATTTTACCAGTACCCGTGACAATTACGAAAGGGACACGGTCGCCTTGCTGGGGCTCTGAACCAGGGGCCCTCCTTTTCATCTTGTCCCTTACATTCACGTGCGGCATTGCAACCTTGTAGTCCGAACCGAGCTGCTTACTCATCAAAAGTTTTTCAACCGGAACCTTTCCGGTCATTAATTCTCTTGCTGCGTTTCGAGCGGCATCTATAACAGGTCTTGGGTCGCTCGATTCCAAAATCATATTCAGAAGAGTCTTTAATGTTTCGCGGACAAAAGGACAGCTGTCGCGCCGGACAACTTGAAGGCCCTTGATGTCAACTTTTTTGAAAACGACTGCGTCATCATTCTTTTCGTACATTTTAGCTGCGTACCTTTTCTTCGAATATAGAAAGTACGGACAGTAAATCTTTTCAAGTTCGAGATTGTTCGGAGGTTTGAACAATTTTGTGCACGCTTCGGCGGCAAGTTCACCCTGGGCCCATGAATAATCTATAGCATCCTGTCCTTTGCGTCCTTGGACGTCGAACTCTACCATAACACTGTCCGTGTCACCGTACCTAACCTTGGCACCGGGAAAGCTCTCCTCCACGTAATTCTTGGTCTCCTCAATCATCTGACGCCCCCGCATCGTCACCGTCGAAGCTATTGCGACGAGTGGGAGCATTCCTCTCACAGCGCCCGTGAATCCATACATTGAATTCATGCTAATCTTGTAAGCGAGCTGCTGGCCGTTATAGACAGACTCCATCGATGTCCCCTCTGCAGCGGCCTTCAGCTTCTTAGCCTTTTTTCTAAAAGCTTTCAGGTCCATCAATATCACGGGGAGCAGAGAGGGGACATTCTGTGCGAAACGGTGCGGGCCAAACTGTTCGTACTCGACGCCCGGCAAGTTGTCGTACTTTGGATTCATGACGAGTGTCGAATAACAGAGATTGTGGGCACACATTATGCTCGGGTACAGACCCTCAAAGTCCAATGCAGTTATAGGCGCATAATAAGCACCGGTCTGTGCCTCGAGGACAGTCGCTCCTTCGTAGCCTTCGGACTCGACAGGCAGTGAAGTTTTTTTGAATGTTGGAAGAATAAAGTTTAGATGACGGGCCTTGTATGCCATCTGGCTGAACACTTTGATCTGCTGACCGCGCTCGGACAAGAAACTCAAAGGGACCCAACATGCCTTCGCCATCTCAATCTGATTCTGAATCTGACAGAGCTTTTCCATCAACTTGTGTGGAAGAATAGTATCCTGTATGCAGTATTCTGCGACTTCGGCGAGTTTGACAGGATCTCCTAAAGAGAACCGAATGAAAATCTCTCGGACTGGCATGTCGTTTTTTTGATCTTTTAAGAAATGTTTTGAAACGTTGTTCAGCGAGTATGATTCGAGCTTGTGCTCACGTTTCACGTCCTGAAAAAGATCAAAAACGTAGCGGCCTTTCATTGGGACCATTTTTAACTCGTTGTTGCCAAGAGCACTCGAACTCAGGTTTTTTATGGAAATTTCCGCCACAGAACCCTTTACCCTCCCCCACACAGGTTTGAGACCGCAGAGAGTCGCTCGGTACACCAGGTACTCGAGATCGAATCCGAAAATGTTCCAACCTGTCATGACATCAGGGTCAATCTTTTTCAGATATTTTTCAAACTCTTGAAGAAGCTCCCTTTCCGTCTCAAAACTAGGAAACCCATCTGTATTTTTTAGACACAAACACGTTCTTTCAACATCTTGGCTCCCAAAGTTTTTGGTCGTCATTCCAATTTGAAACACGACGTCGTTCGGATTTCTAGGGTTTGGAAAAGATCCTGTACTTGAATAACACTCGATATCGAACGACATTATCTTGATGGGAGCAATGTCGTCCCGGAAGACTGGCTTTAGATTCTTCCACTTTTGCTGCCAGAGATTCAGGTCGCACGTGGTTTCCGGATCAAGCTCGCATGTACCCGTGTCTACCCACCCTGTAGACTGTAGCCCTGTGACGTGCATGAATCTAAGAATCGGATCAATGTTAGATTCGTGTACAGTACACCCGCTCAACTCTGGCCATCTGTTGTTTTCGATAGCACATGCAAAATTTCTGAGACCCCTGTGGCTTCTGAATCGGACAAGTAAAAAGTCTTCTAATTCGCCGTTTCTGAACCCCCAAAGGTCTATAGACCGTCTTTTTTCCACAGAGTAACATTTTGTTTGGATGAAAGGAAAGTCCTTGCATCCTTTTACGTAAAAAAACGGTTCGAATGTCGTCCCGAGGGAGACGGACCTGCCATCTTCGGTTCGACCAAATATTCTGATTGTGTATTTTTCATCGACATCCCCACCGTCCCATGCTACCGCTTGAAATGTCGCCATAGTTCAATCGAGACTATTAACTTTATGAGGCATAACAGAGTAAAAAATAAAAAAGTACATCTAGCCTCTGAGGTAATTTTAATATCAGGAAAATAATCATTCACGTTTTCAAAATACTCTTTTATATCTGAAACGTTTCTATTTGTTATAAAATACAAGGGGTTCCAGCGTTTACCAGAGTCACTGTCATGCATTGTCTCTATAACGACTTCAATTTCACTATTTGGAAGATTTATATCGTCCATTGAATGTTCATGAAATATTGGATTTTCATAATCTAGAATTTTATAATGTTTTTTAGGTATGCTCATGAACATGTCACAAGTTCTTGGAAGTCCTTTAGGGGTTTTATTGCCGGTGAAATCGCTCTTAGTTATGAACGGAAATATTACTTTATCACTGAAATTAAAGTTTTGAAAAAACAAGTCTAGAAGATTTACATCTATTCTTAAAATGAAAACCTGATCGTAATCATTTTTGTCAAACGTCTTCAAAATTTCGTCCAATTGTTTTTTACGACCTATACTTAAATCTTCCAGATTTTTTACGTTTACTCTTTCTCTGAATATCGAATTGACCAATTCGGGTTTGTAAAAATCTTTAATTTCATTGTCGTACTTTGACGTTTCCACATTTAAAAAAACTGAAAAGTTGTCACTATTTATAAACCTTTTGTGTGTTTGCATGGCTTTAATCTGTCCCTCGTAGTCACCGTTCCTGAAAGCCTGACCTATTATAATCAAAGCGACTTTCATTTAATAATTGGGAGTAAAATAATTTTAGCAATTTTATAGCCTTTATGAATAACGAACGCTCGCCTCGTGTCTGTATTGTGAATTACGACTTTCAGTTCTTCATGGTAGCCAGGTTCTACAACGTCCGCTAGAATAGTCAGACCGTGTTTCACGGCGAGTCCAGTGCGAGTCGCAAGACGTCCGTAAGTTCCTTCGGGGAAATTAACTGATACCCCTGTCGATACAACCGCACGACACCCAGGTTGGATGACATATTCAGAGTTGCTAAATAAATCGTAGCCCAGACACGTGGATTCCGGAAGTTGTGCATCTTGATCAAGTTGTGTAAATATCATTCTTGCATTTAAAGTCACCAGTCCTTTATTTAAAAATGCCTAATCTCATTTTGGATGTAGACGGAGTAGTTGTTCGTAACAGGCTGCTCTTATCTCACGTGAAACACAACGCGTCGTGCTATGTCCAAAAGAAGATTCCAGAATGCGAAGATCGAATTCTCGTAAACAAGTTTTTGTATAATGATTACGGTCACACCGCTCTTGGTCTGCAGAAAAGATTCAGTGTCGATACGTCCGACTACAACGACTTTGTCTACGACAAGAGCGTAATGTCCCATCTGGCAAGCGTGCTAGAATCCAGGGAGTTTCAGATTGACGCAGAGTACATTAACGACTCAATCTTGAACGGATGGGACGTCACTCTTTTTTCGAACGCACCTGCTAAATGGGTGAATACGGTGGCGAACGCAATAAGCGACCGTGTGAAAGTAAAATGCCAGGACGTGGGAACGTTCAAGCCGAGCCCGGAAGCCTACAAGGACTTTGACCCGTCGGAAGATTACTATTTCATAGACGACAGTCTCCGAAATCTAGAAGCTGTTAGAAATTTTGAAAACTGGCATCCTTTTCATTTCACGGAAACAAGATTCGATCCGAACCTATGGTGTCAGCAAGTTTTTCACTTACGTCAGATCCATTCCAGTATCCTTGGAAAACCTGTAAGAAATGTATTCTAGATCCATGAGAAGCGTTTCTATACTCTTTGTGAGTATCTTTTCGTAAGAAAAATCAGGGTCCACCTCTTTCGCTAGACCTTCTAGAAGAGTGTACGACCGAAGAATGGAGAGAGTCGTGGAATCGAGTTGGACGGGAACCTGCTTAATTTGCTCTTGAAATTCTACAGAATTTACACTGAATGATTTAATGTCGAGAGTCTGAATATATTTCAAATACCTGTTTACAAAAATTTTAGCAATGTCTTCGTTTTGTATGAGTATCCCCATATTTTTCATGTTTTCAATCATCGAATCCACGTTTGCAGTCTGGACACTATAAATGAATTCCCTTATAGAATTCTTGTAAGCCGGACTGATTCGTATAACGTTTCCAAAGTCGTACATAACTATCACGCCTTCGTCTACTCCTATGTTTCCCGAATGTAAATCGCCGTGTATGATTCCTTCGTAAAGAATCTGATCTATGAACAAACTAATCAACCTCTCGGCCGGGAATGGAAACTCTATGGGTTTTGATGGTACATAGTCCATTACGATGACGTCGTTACCAGAGAATTTAGAATAGGGCCTCGGAACTCTAATGTCTTCGTAGTCCCTATAAATATCCCTGAAAATTGAAATATTTCTAATCTCCGTGCTGAAATCCACCTCAGCCAGAAGACCCTTTTCGAATTCCCTGAACCAGTCATTCTTAATTTCAATTCCAAAAAATGAAAGAATTTTTGAACAGTTTTCAATAATGTTCAAGTCTTCCTTTATTTGGTGCTCGACGTCCGGTCTCTTGAATTTAATGACCACCGAACGACCCCTTAGAGTGGCCCTGTGAACCTGGGCGATGCTGGCACATGCGAGGGGGACAGGATCGACGTCTGTTATTTCGGGCGGAATTTTGAGGGCGAGTTTTTCAAAAATTATGGGCGTGACTTTGTCTCTGAGGGGGGCGAGATCCCTAGAGAGTTCTTTACCGAAAATGTCCGATCTATTGGAAATGAATTGGCCGAATTTAATTCCAACAGGTCCAGATCCGTCTAATGCTGTTCTCAGCCACTTTCCACGATGTTTTGCCGGGACAAGTTTGAGACCTAGTCCAATCTCCAATGGTTTAACTATGCGCGGTGACCACATACGGTTAGTAATTTCACACATTTTTTTCCTCAACTTCTTCATCAATCTTTAAAAATCCCTTGAACATTTCAATGTCGTCTTTTGCAGTCTTTTTTAAGGCATCATGAATTTCACGGAAGGTTTCCATGCGTTTAGATTCGGCAATGCGCCTCTGACGTGCGAGACGGGGTGTGAGCTTGAACGGACTGGAGCATGCTACTATCATTTAATCAATTCACAGATTTTATTCATGATAATTATAAATGGATTGTTTCAGGACAAAAACATTATATGTAATTCTTCCGTATTTTAATTTTTGTGGGTTCAAGAGACGTCGGGAATTATTCATCAATTTTGTAAATGAAAATTCTAAAATTTATAATTTAAAAATTATAATTGTAGAAATTATTGGAAGCGAACCATTAGGAAAATTAAATGTATGGAAACATTTGAAATTCAATTCAAAAAGTACATTATGGATCAAGGAAAATTTAATTAATAAAGGTTTTGAAAATCTCCCAAAGGATTGGAAGTATGCATCGTGGATAGACGCGGACATTACATTCCTGAACAAGAATTGGGTAACCGACACAATTGCAGAACTCAAGAAATCTGATCTCGTTCAAATGTGGCAGTCTGCAGTGAACATGGGGGCTTACGGGGAAGTTGTAAGAGTGGATACAAGTTTCGGGTATCTTGCAAATTTAGGAGGTAAACCTAAAAATCTCTATAACGATTGGCACCCTGGATACGCGTGGGCATGCACGCGACGATTCATGGGGAAAGTGGGATGTTTAATAGACTGGGCAATTCTTGGGTCGGCAGATAGACACATGGCTATGGCGATGATAGGAAAAGTAAGACAAAGTGGACCGGGTAACATTAATCAAAATTACGCTGAAATGCTAGAAGAGTTCCAGACTAGAGTGAGGAATCTAAAGATGGGCTGGATTTCGGGGACGATAATCCATTATTGGCACGGGTCGATTGCAAACAGAAAATACAAGGAAAGATGGGAAATTTTAACATCCAATAATTACGATCCGTTTCTTGATCTTGGGATGACAAAGGATGGAATAATAGAACTCACTACACGTGGAAAAAGAATTGAATCTTTTTTATATCAATATTTTGCCGGTAGAAATGAAGATTCCGGTGTAAATTGAGAAGACTATTATACTGAACAGGACAAAATCTTTAAAAAGTGTCTGCCTGGTTCTTATAATTACTGGAACGAAAATCTGGCTTTCAACGTCTTGGACAACTTGTAAACTTTCGTGTCTAGCCCTGCAGAGTGGACAGTTAAGGTTATTTTTCATACATTTAATTATACACTCGAGATGCATAACTTTTTTACAGCATCCGAGAGTCACGAGAGAGCCAGAAAGTTCATCCATACAAATAGGACACTCTTCCATAATAACTAGTACAGAGATAATGGTTGACGTATTCGAACCCGATCCTGTGGATGTTCCTAAAAAAAAGCAAAAATTTAATCCTCTTGGGGAAAATATTTACCTTCTGGCATTCGGGCTAATAAAAAGAGAAGAGGACTCGATAATCTGCGCCCAGAGAATATGGAAAGAGCGGGTATATTCTCCACCCGGAACACTATTTGAAAAGAGAGGGAAAATGTACAGACGTTCTCTGGAAAACTGGAAGAAAAATATATAGGTCTAATTCTATATGAACTGGCTGTACATGTTCTCTCCGCTCGTTGCTGTTTTCAGCACACAGCTATTCGTAAATCTCAAAAGCGCAGGTGACATTGTTAAATTTAGACCCCCTCCTTGGGCATTTGGAATAATATGGACGATATTATTGCTAATGTTTGGGTATTCATGGGTCCTTGCAGATGGATCTAAAACGTCTTCGTGGTCTTACCCACTCACTACGATCCTTCTCGCAATGTGGGTGATAGTATACGGAAAGTCTCCCAAGTTTGCATCGTGGCTTCTGATACTCGTAACTTCTTCAATTTTAGCATGCTTCACGACCGGAAATCAGCAGTCCAAAGTCCTCCTGTGCCCGCTTCTGTCGTGGTGTATATTTGCAACAATAATGAACACTACAGAAGTTCAGAGTTGATTAAAAGTGGGAGGCACAAAGGAATTATACCCCATACAGCGGACCAAAAATAGTTGAAATATTCATAGTACCCTTTGAGACTGGGGAAAATCATTAATTTTCTGAACAATAAATCCAGAATTACTCCATAAAATGCAAGATTAATATATGTAAGTTTCAGAGGAAAAAGAGAGTAAAACAGTCCCATCATTCCTCCTGCTATAAAAAGAGACTCTGTCGACCCGTGTAGAGCAAAGTAATCCTTGAGCCCCCATCCGGTAGGCCCTCCTAGACCCATCTTAACCCCTGTCTGTAACAGAAAATCACCAATGAAACCAGTGAAGACGGCCACAGATACTATATTCATTCTTGTTAATAAGCGGCATTTTTAATCCTGGAATAATATAATGGCTGAAAATTCTTCAATCATTATAATTGTACTAATTTTGTGTTTTTTTTGCATGTCATTGTCATTGATTGTTGCAGGAGGGTCGTGGTACGAAAACTGGACGTGTTCCCTAGGGTTCGGGTATAGTTGCTCGTCGACATCAAGTAATTCCAACACGAGCACGAGCACGAGCACGTCGGCCCTTCAATCCCTTATAGCAACAGGAACTATCCTCAAGACTGCCGAGACGGACCTAGGTACTTCTCCAATAGCACCTGATAACCAGCCCAGTATTACACTTACATCAACCCCTGCATTTTCTATGTCCTTTTGGGTAAGTGCGCCAACCGGAACATCAACGGCACAGTGGCTAAGTGTTTTTGGTGGAAATGGTTTGGATATATCTTATGATAGTAAACCAGAATTAGCAATTAGTTTAGCAAATGCACAACCTCCTCCGGATTCAGTAGGACCTAGAAACTGGGTTTATGCAGGAGTTCCTTTTGGAACATCAGTGTATCATATCGTATGGGTCGTTAATGGAATGAGTGTAAATACATACAAAAATGGAGTCAAAGAACAGGTTGCGTGGGGTTATTCGGAAACTAAAACCCCTATTTGGCTAGGTTCAACTGTCGATATGAATTTCAATCCGAATTCGACACCAATGACAGGAATAAAGGTCAAGAGTTGCTACTGGTTCAATTCCCAGCTTTCCGATGCAGATGTTAATACCCTTTACAGTGAGGGTTCATGAATCGTTCGCAGAGATTCTAGCTTAAACCCACGGCTCCCTGAAAGAGTAAGAACAAATGGGAGGAATCCGGCAGGGTGTACCTGATGTTGCAGATTCATTTGCGAGTTTTCAATCGCTGGAGTTTTTGTAGGGGCTATTATCGTAATCGCCCTCATTCCGGCTATGTTACAATAAAGCCGCAGGTACTATATTCATTCCTTGTCAATAAGTGGAATTTTAATTGGAGGCAATTCTGACGGTCCCGAAATCTTGCCGAGTATATAGTTCAGGGGTTTCCTTACGACGTCATACGTGCGTTCTACAAAGTTTACGTGATTACTCATCTTTTCGATTCCCTTTTCTATACCCTCGAGTCTCTTTTCTATAGATTCGAGTCTTGATTCCATTCTATGATAAATGTATAAAATTTTTAAGCTAATACGTTTCGGACCTTTTTGTTATTGTTTTTTCCGGGCTCGAACTTAGATTTTGTCCCTCCGTTGTTTTTCCAGCCCAGACGGTGTCTCAAAATATACGTAGACGTGGGAATCTTGGGCGTCCCTTTTTGTGCGTGACGCACGTTAGATCTTCCTTCTAAATTAGCGCCGTTCTGATAAATAGGGACACCCTTCATTATTGCGTAGAGGGTCGCGAGTGCCCGGAGTTTCGTGCCTACGCCTTTTCCCCTCGCCTTTCGAGGAGTTTCTCCTTCTGTGATTACAATCCTGGTCGGATAATTTATAAGAGTCACGTATCCCTTCGTTGGGACATGTTCTATATTGAAAGCAGTCTGATTTTTATATGGTCGCCTGATTTCAAACTCTGTATTTTTTATGAAATTCCTGAAACTGTTCATTTCTTATATTTGTTAAACATTTTTCTCCGTTCTTCCCTCAAAAGTTTTGCGACTTCCGAACGACTTAGGGGTCGCTCGTACCTGTTCAACATTGCCGACGAGCGCGTCCCCGTATTAGGACTATACAAAAGTTTGTTCACTGGGCTCCTGAAAACTTTATTATAAATAGTTTTTCGAGCCTTGTCGCGCAGTATCCGGCTCCTCAAATTTATACCTTTTTTTATAGAATTTGTCAGATTTTCTGCCCTTTTTATGAGAGCCCCGTAGTTTCTTGTTAGTTGCCTCTTTTTTTCCGCGTATTCAGGGCCCCGGTTGGGATAATTCTTGTCGAGCCTGTTATAACTAGAGTGCCGGGCCTGAACGAGACTGTTTATGCGTGCTAGGGACTTTCTCAAATTCATGTGGATCGTGTTTTCTTTTTTTATGGCGTTCTGAAACTGCTTCGACAGATTGTCGTAACGCTTATCAAGCGGCTTACCCCCGGAATAATGCTTGAGTCCTAAATAAATCTTGTTAATCTTTTGCATTTATGATTGGCAGAGAAAATTCGTGTTGTGTCCAGGGCCGGGAAGACAAGACGCAGTCTTATAATCAAAAATGGCTCCCAAACGTCTTCTCCCGTGGATAGACCTGGAAAAGATTAATGGTCAAATGCTTTCAATGAACCCGAATGCACTTGAACTTCTAAAGGCTAACCCTGAAAAGATTGACTGGTTTTTCCTTTCATCCAATCCGAGCGCACTTGAACTTCTCAAGGATAACCCGGAAAAGATTAATGGTCAAATGCTTTCAATGAACCCGAATGCACTTGAACTTCTCAAGGCTAACCCGGAAAAGATTAAATGGTTTGCTCTTTCATCCAATCCGAGCGCACTTGAACTTCTCAGGAATAATCCGGAAAAGATTGACTGGTTCTACCTTGGAAAGAACCCTGGCGCAATCGAACTTCTCAAGGCCAATCCGGAAAAGATTCATTGGGGATTTCTTTCCAAGAACCCTGCCGCGATCGAACTTCTCAAGGCCAATCCAGAAAAGATTATTTGGGGTTATCTTTCAGAGAACCCTGCCGCGATCGAACTTCTCAAGGCTAACCCAGAAAAGATTAATTGGGATCAGCTTTCACTGAACCCTGCCGCAATCGAACTTCTCGTGGCGAACCCAGAAAAGATTGTCTGGTGCTACCTTGCAAAGAACCCTGCCGCAATCGAACTTCTCGTGGCGAACCCAGAAAAGATTGACTGGTATCAGCTTTCAAAGAACCCCTCAATTTTTGAAGAAATCATTGAACCCCCTTTCAAGCAAGAACTGATTGAAAAGGTGTTCCACCCGAAGCGAGTAATTAGATTTGGAGGACCAGAATGGCTTGAATGTGTGTAAAAATTCGTGTTGTGACCAGGGCTGGGAAGACAAGACGCAGTCTTGTAATCAAAAATGGCTCCCAAACGTCTTCTCCCGTGGATCGACCTGGAAAAGATTAGATGGTTTGCTCTTTCCAGTAACCCTAACGCGATTGAACTTCTAAAGGCTAACCCGGAAAAGATTGACTGGGAATTTCTTTCAGAGAATCAAGGCGCATTTGATCTTCTCAAGGCTAACCAGGAAAAGATTAATTGGACTTATCTTTCATCTAACCCAGGTGCATTTGATATTCTCAAGGATAACCCGGAAAAGATTAATTGGTATGCTCTTTCAATGAACCCTTCCGCACTTGAACTTCTCAAGGCCAATCCGGAAAAGATTCAATGGGGATTTCTTTCCAAGAACCCTGCCGCGATCGAACTTCTCAAGGCTAATCCAAAAAATATAGATTGGGATATGCTTTCATGGAACCCTTCCGCGATTGAACTTCTTAAAGAAAATCAGGACAAGATTGAATGGGATTTTCTTTCAATGAACCCTTCGGCGATTGAACTTCTCAAAGAAAACCAAGAAAAGATTGGATGGGAATATCTTTCAATGAATCCTGGCGCGATCGAACTTCTCAAGGCTAACCCAGAAAAGATTGTCTGGTGTTATCTTTCCAAGAATCCTGGCGCGATTGAAATTCTCAAGGCCAATCCCGAAAAGATTGATTGGGCTCAACTTTCAGAAAACCCCTCAATTTTTGAAGAAATCCCAGAACCTCTTTTCAAGCAAGAACTGATTGAAAAGGTGTTCCACCCGAAGCGAGTAATTAGATTTGGAGGACCAGAATGGCTTGAATGTGTGTAAAACATAGGAATTATATAAATGCCAGACGGTTCCGTGAAGCGCTTTATCGCTTAGAGGGGGACCCGATCCTTGAAGGACTGGGAAACCCTTGTGCCTTTAGCCAATTCTTGATTTTTGTTTCCAACTTTGAAAACAGAATTAGTTTTATTTTGGGCTGTCCAGCCGAGTCTTTTACGCACGATCCATGTGGATGTAGGAAGGTTCGCCCCTCCTGCTCTAGTCTTGGAACGATTCCCTAGATGTACACGTGATATCTATTTTCATGTATATTCCGGTTTCTCATTTTTCACCTTTAAGGAAGTTCTTAACAAACGCGTTCATTACTTTTAAAGATAATAGTTTCTTCAAATCAAATGAAGAGCGTAGTCACAAAGATTAAGTTTGGCGGAGTCGACTACGACGTCGAGAGGACAATCAAACTCGAGGACGGAACGGAATACTACGTTCTCCTTGGATACGAGAGAAAGGTCAAGGGCAGCGATTGTGAGATTCTGGCGACACGTCTGGTTATTTAACGGGTGGAGCATAAAAATTCGTGTTGTGTCCAAGGCCAGTACATCACAAGGCTCGAGGATAGACCGACACCCACGATGGAGCTCGCTACGGATCTTTACACACGCATCTTGCGCTTTAACGAGTATTATGCGAGCGATGGAAATAATCTGTGTCGGACCCCTAACGTGACTCAGTCGGCCATCTATAATACCTGGGTGAGGGATCACAATTGGCTGACTGAAAAGTCGAGCTATTCCCTTCTGTACAACGCCCCTGGGTGCGTGCGGCTCATCACGTTTGATACAATCGCCGCTATGATCGATTATCTCAAGCTCAGCTGCCCCGGGTCCGCCAAATGGTTCCGAGACTGGTATCCCAACGGTCTGCAGGTTTATGAGAACCACTCGAATTCCGAATCGGAGCTGATGATGGATAGCATTGCCAACACCTCTGATAAGGAGCCCAATGTAAAGCACGACAAGTTCCTGCTCGTGGCCAACTTCATCTTCGAAATGAATCGGAGAGTGAAGCGCCTAAATTAAATAGAATGCGAGGCACAGGATATTAGTAAACCTTTAGCTGTTTTGACAAGAGTATGTGTAAAAAAAACTTGCGTTATATAATTGTCAGGACACACGCTCGTGAAAATGTATAATAGGTCTAGAACTCTTTAAAAAGAAGAATGCTGATTACGGCGATGCGTTTGCAAAGTTCGGAATGGTCGGCGTCCTCATGCGAATAGAAGACAAGATTATGCGGGCTCTGAACATTACAAAAAAAGGGGTAACGCTAGTAGACGACGAAAGCATCCGGGACACTCTGATCGATCTTCATAATTATGCGGCAATGGCTCTCATTTACCCCCTCGTAGACGTAAAACGAGGTGAAGAGTAGACTCTTTCTGAACGTTATAGTCGGCCAGAGTCCTGTCGTCCTCGAGTTGCTTTCCCGCAAAGATGAGACGCTGCTGATCCGGCGGAATTCCTTCCTTGTCCTGGATCTTTGCCTTTACATTTGCTATAGTGTCCGAAGACTCGATCTCGAGCGTGATTGTCTTTCCGGTCAGGGTCTTTACAAAGATTTGCATTGTTACTATTCATTGAGAGTTTTATTTCTTTAGACGTTTCAGGACTTCAAAAGATCCTCGAGAATATTGATTCTCTCGTGGAGCAGTCCTTCGAGAACGACGTCCATCATTTCGAGAGACTTTTTGGCTCTCAGCGCATTCTCCAAGAGTCGTATGTACTCTGTGGCGTAAAGAATTGTCGGATTCGTGACGAGTCCGTAGATTTCACGCGGATAGACCGACTCGGGCTTGCGTCCCTTGAATTCTTCCAATTGTCTCATGGCCTCTTTGAGAACCGCCTCCTTTTCGTCTCGTTTTATGAAAAATTCGAGCTTCTTTGGCGCGTGAAGCGTCAATTCCATTTATTAAACAGGTGTCCTTCTTTTTAATTACTATTTTGCACGAATCCTGTGAGACACTGGTAGTTTGCGGCTGACTGCAATCTTGCGGCTCGTGGAAACGGTCGGCTTCGTTTTATGGCTCTTGGAAACGGTCGGCTTTGTTCTCCGTCTCATCCACAAGCGAGGATCCATCCACTTATGGAGTCTTTTTTGTTCTATTATAGAGGGCGAAGAAACTTTTTTCAATTTAAAATTCTTAGATTTAATCTGTTCGAGGACTTTCATGGAATTATTTTTTATGGCTTTTATTTCGGCGTCTCGCTTGGCCCGTGCGTTGTTCACGACTTTAATAAATTTATTTCTTAATTCTTTTTTTCTGGCAAGTTCAGTCTTGATTTTTTCAATTCCACTCCTCTTCAGAAAATGACGTTTAGAATGTTCTCGAACCATTTTGATAAAATTCTTTTCTCCTTCATTTTCTCGAGCTCTGAACCTCTCCCTGCTTTTTTCTATTTGTTTCTGGTAATAAGTGTTATACCAATTCCTAAATTTATATTCAATCTTTATTGACGCGTCCAGTATAGACGTTGCGAGTTTTCTAATTTTTTCATTGCTCCGGACACATGACGGTGGCACGGGTGGGGGTTTCATGCCGCGATTATTCACGACCACCCCTCCATAGACCTTGTCACAACTCATGGTTTTGGAAAGGATTTGCATTGTTCGTTTGACGCCCCTGATTTCTGCTTCTATAAGCTCAGCCTGACGATAAAGACTGGTCATTTCCTGGGCTTTTTCTGAATACGGGTAAGGTATACCGGGCATCATTCGAACTTTATGAAGTTGTTCATGTATGAGGTTCAATTTGTCTTCGAGTGGTTTTAGTTTCTCGGCCAAGGGGTTTGAGTGCAAGATAATATTGCCTCTTTTTTCTTTTAGTTTTCCTTTATTATTGGCTCCTTCCCAGGGCTTTCTAAGGCGCTCTCAGTATAGCCTGATCCTCTCCTGTTGTCTCCTGATCAAGTTTTCCATTTATATAATGCTTGAAAAAAAGTAGAGTGACCAAGACAGGGAAAGAGAGTCTCGAGGTATTTAGTAAAATGAAGCACGACATCGAAAACCCACCCGATCTACAGGTTCAGTTGAGATACCTGAAGGTGACGTTATTTTTTTCTTCTGTATTCACGTCCATATCGCTTGCGGTCTTGGGGATGGTACTTGTCAAGCAATGGAACACGTGCTAGTATCTTTTTACCAGTATAAATAAAATATTGTATAAGGTTAAATGACAAACCTCCAATTAAATAGCATATCAGAAATAGCGAGACGGCTGCCATTAAAAAACATGAAATCTTTGAGGATTGCAATGCCCGCGGCCAAAAAACATATCAAACACGAGGCAAACAAGAGAATTTCGGCAGTGTCCAAACTTCAGGCTCTCTCCAGGTCTCTCGGTAAGCTGCGGGCTTCGGCAAGTCAGAATGCTAAAAAATTTAAGGAAATTCAGGCAAGTCTGAACAAACTGAAAAATAAAAATAAAAATTTATCGAATAAAAACATAAATAACATTAAGCATACTGTGCGTCAAAATTTTATAAAACACAGGGGAGCCACGAACGCATATCTAATAGGGCGTAATAAGGTTGTCAATGTCCAGAATAAATCAGGCGGAGGATTTTACGTAACTGTATTCAAAAAGAATCCCAACGGTACCAAATTGACAGGATACACGGTAGGAAACGGCTCGAACTACGTAAAAGAAAACTATTCTTTCAATAAGAATCTTTTTAATGTTGTTGCAAAAATGTCTAGGTAAATTGACAAGAAGAAGAATTAAACACTTGGCGCGTTCATATTGTAGTTCCAGATGAGACCTTACGTCGTGTGCTACACGAACAGTCTCGTACAGCCAAACAATTATTTCATGTGCGCCGAGCGTCTTTTTTTCAGGCGCGTAAATTCTGAAGCAAATAGATCCGGAATAAAGTCGCATCAGCTCGGAAACTGGATACATAGAAAATACGGCGACGTTATAATAGAAAGAATGTGCGGGACGGGCAACCTCGGAACATCTATTCCGTGTGTAATGTGCAGAAAGACTCTCGACAAGTGGGGTATTCAGTGGAGGGCCCACATAGGAAATCAATGGCACAAGAGCACTGATCCGGACGTACCCGTCTCACGACCGACCCATCGGCAGCGACAACTAATTTTTTCTTGATGTAATAGTACAAATGAATAAAGGACAAAAATTTGTAGGACTTTTGATGAACTCTCGTAGTCAGTCGCACGCGTTTCACCTGACTACGAAATCATTCGCAGAGCACAAAGCTCTTCAGGCTTATTATGAAGGGATCGTTCCTTTGCTCGATTCGTATGCTGAAGCGTACATGGGCAAGTACGGACGTTTCAGAAAGATAATACTAGGGCGTAAAGCGATCGCAAAAAATCCAACAGTCTACTTTCGTAATCTTTTGAAATACATTAGAAGCATGCGGCTCCCTAACGATACATACCTTAGAAATATTCAGGATGAAATCGTCGCGCTCATTCGCTCGACTCTTTACATGCTCTCCTTAAAGTAATTTATGACCGTCGTGTCTACACACATTAGATAATGCAACAATTCGCCAACTAAAAATAAGATAATTACCGTCCAAAGAAAAGAAACCTTGAATTTTTTATGTATAAACCATGCGCCAGCGACTGTCAATGCAGTGTCCACGAATGCAATGTTCGTCCCTGGTATTCTCATAGAATGTACCCCTCGGCCAGGTTCACCTAATATATTCTTGAAAGGACAGCTCATACTATATGTATGTACAAAAATTTGCGTAATTTACAAGCCATGAAATTACGAGAATGCATTCTTGAGAAAAATGCAGAACGCCTTCACTTTTGGATTTCCCATGATTATCCCCCAGCCTCCTCGCCCCAATTGGCGGAACATTGCCCTTACTATCAAATCTCTAGATGAGTATCATTCCATATGGAATCCAACACTCCCTCTAGTGGAAAAACTGTATTCAGAACCTTTGCGCATTCAAGAGCCACCCTCCGATGCTCCTTCTGAGTTCCATTCGCTGACCTTAGCTGAATATAGTGAATCCATGAACGGAGGGTCCCGTTCACGTACATCCTAGAGGGGGTCATACCCTCTGGAAGGACCACGCGAGCCTGTTCCTTTGCAATCCCATTTTCTATGGCCCACTTGTACGACTGGGCAGCCTGATCTGCAACCTTATCCTGTTCAATTTCCCATAAAGTTTTAATCGTGAGATGATCAGTCTCGATGCTGTTTTGTCTGTTTTTTGAATCCTGAAGACGTGCTTCCCTGGTTTCAAAACTCAGATCCACCTCTGCGTATCTCTGAGAAAACTCCTGAAAAGAGAATGACCTGTGTCGCAAAATCTGCCTCGCAATGTCTCGGGTCGTCTCAATCTCCATGCAGACACTCACCATTTCGAGCGGAGACCAGTGCTTGTTCTTGATAAGGTACTTGACGAGTTTTTCCCCGGGAGAATTCTGGTTATCGGGGTTTGAAACTCGTGCACAGTATGCGACCAGGTCATGGAGGGACTTATCCCCCCCTTGCGAGTGACTGACTAGCGTAACCTTCATTCGTTTAATAACTATTTTCTTCTCTAAGTCTTACCACTCTATAATTTTAGCCAGTCCTACCATATAGTTCCTCGAGAGTCTCTGAAGTTTGTCCCATAGTACCCTGGGAGGAATCTGAGAATGGTTTCCTCTCTGACGCGTAGAAATATTCATGTATTTATAATCAAAATTATGGAGTTGCCTCCGTGCAGCATTGCTTCCGTCTTCTTTCATGGCTTTCCATGCACCGTAATACGCGTACATTATGAATTTTATCAGGTTGTTTCGAGACATTTTCTCAACGTTCCTTGACTTTTTCAACGAATTCCAGTTCAGGTTCTTGTTCAGGTTCTTTAAGCCTGTAGGTATGGCCTTGTGAACTGGCATGGCTATCATCCCCCCCTGTACAAAACGCGCCGGTTTGTTCGTCCTGTATGTCACGGGTGAAAAGTTTAGGGCCCTCGGTGAAATTCTCACAGGGGAAACGCGGGCACGTGTACGACGGGCGGTCCGTATCGAACTCGGGCTGGGAGGGGACATTCTGGGAGGAGTGCTAGGGCTTGACATTTATATAATGGACAACAATTTTTATTCTAGTGTCTTAAATAATCGTCTGGGTCGAACCGCGCTTTAGGAGCCTTTTTCTTTGTAATCAACACGTACTTGTAAACACGTGCTATGGCCCATTGTGACGCCGTAGCACCCGGTCTGCTCCCTCCCGTTTTCCAAGCCTTTAGCCCCTTGTCGTAGACTGTGTTCAGTGTTCGGATTGGAATTCCCGTCTTTTTAGAAATTAATAATTTATTAAATTTCAATCCGGGATATGTCTTGTGGAACAACACTGTCCACCTTGACTTTTTCTTTTCAGCAAACTTGTCAGATTTCGAGAGTTTCAGTTTAGAGTAAGGGGTAACTCTCCGCTTGAGAAGTTCCTTTTCTCTTGTAAACTTGAGGGACTTTGTGAGACCCGAGAAATATCTTTCGGGCCACTTTCGTTTTAATAGTACATGTCTCATGTTAAAGAAATGGATTTTATTTAAAACAATGAAGAAGGCTAGCATACCCGGTGCACTTCGAGAGCAAGTTTGGCTTCTTTATTGTGGAGATCGCAACTTCAAGCACAAGTGTCTTGTCACTTGGTGTGAAAACGTGATGACACCTTTCGCATTCGAGGTTGGCCACAACATTCCTGAAAGCAAGGGGGGTACACTCGACATTAACAACTTGCGCCCAATTTGTTCAAAATGCAACAGGTCAATGGGAGATTCGTACACTATCGACGAGTTTTCTGCAATTTCAAAGAGGACGTCAAAATTATGGGAGTGTTTCAAGTACGCGCCTTCAAGTAAAGTTTAGGGTCGTACACTTGCACACCTGGAGTATTCTTTTTGATGCATCACAGTTAGAGACGTGTGACCCTTTGATATAAAAGATGTGTGGCATATTTGTAGGAACCAAGCCTCCCCCAACTGAAATCCTCCGTCACCGAGGTCCAGATGAGTTTTCAATCGAACGCGTAAAAGACATGTATCTCATGTTCTGGCGCCTCTCGATTAACGGCCCAGGAGTTTTAGGAAATCAGCCGTTCGAGTACAAGGACAAATTTCTAATTGCAAATGCAGAAATTTATAATCACATCGACCTCGGAGGAATTCCTGGAAATTCAGACTGTGAGGTCATTCTCCCACTTGTTGAGAAGCACGGGTTGTTCCGAACATGTGAAATTATGAGCGGCGATTTTGCGTTCGTGTACACCGACGGCGATCACGTTTGGGCAGCGCGAGACGCCGTCGGTGTCCGCCCCCTATTTTACTGCGAAACTTCCAATGGGATTTCATTTGCATCTGAGATGAAGGCTCTCCTTCACATTGGCAAACCCAGGGTATTCCCACCGGGTCAT